GATCACGGTTCGCTCTGTGCAGCGCCGCGCCCGGACGATCACTGGCTTCTTACGATAGAGATCATCCTTGTTGTTTTCTTTCATCTCTCACCTCCGACCGGCAGAAGCCTCCGCTGCATCTGCTGGGTGATTTGCTGGATTCTGTCCAGCGACAAGGCCTGAGCACACGTCAAGACAACGACCTCGTGGCAAACGTCTACGTCCACTGACTCGTAGCGCACCCTAAGACGCCGGTCCGGGACGAACGCCAGTAGCATCAAGATGAACGCCAATGCAACTTTGTCGAAGTTCGTCATTGCGCCTCCCTCCAAACCGGCACCAGCCCCAGCTTCCTCGGCAGCATCGCCAACGCCCAAGTGCCGTCAGGTTGCCATGGCGCAAGAAGCTTGGCGTGCAACGGCGGGCTTTGGCAGTGCGATTCCCAGCCACTCACGCAAATGCTCCTGTAGTCCCAGTAGAGCCGGGCAATGCTACGGTAGGAGCGCTGGATCTCGGCGGCGCTGAGAGCGCGGGAGTAAACGGCGATAAGGGCGATCTGACCATTCCACCACCATAACCCGGCGCCGTTGTCGCCAATACGGTTGAACGTACCGTTATCAGGATCCGTCAAGCCGGACGCAACAGTGAATCGCTGATCACCTATATACCCTACTAGGGCAGTGTCCTCGGCAACTCGCGCCACCAGTACCCACTGTTTATACAGCGGAGCATTACCAAAGCTGCCACATTCCCCCACTCCTCCATATGGGTGGCAAGCCACGAACCGTTCAACGGTGTTCTTGAAACCGACATAGCAACCTCCACGGCCAGCAACTATCTGAAAGTCAGGAGCCGTAGGGCCATCGTTGCGAACCAGAGCGACAATGGCCCTATTGCCCGCCACTGTAAGACGTGTCGCTACATAATCATCCGTCCCATCAAACGTCGCCCCCTGCACCAGGCTCTCCTCGGCCGGGTTGGTGTAGGCGGTTGCGGTGGAGCCGGTTTCGAGCTGGACATTTTTCACCAAAACTGACGTTTGTCCCGCCGCAGAACCCCTTAAAACGTAGGTTGAGACCGAGTCACACCCTTCAGGCACAGTAAAAGGGACCGTTACAGTAGTATAAGAATCAGACGACAAGGTGTCTGCATAATTTGTCGTAGGAATAATATCGGCTGTGTGAGTAAGATCGAATACCGAATACTGCGCAATGGTGCACGTACCGTGCTTCTTGGCTGCAAATTGGAAGGTATAACTTGCTCCTGGAATGACTGAGACTGTCTGGTGAATATACCCACCACCCGTACCTACCAATAAATCAGCGACGCCATCGTAGTTTGCAGTCACCGTAACCTTGCTTGAATTCCACGCCGTGTGCTCGAAATCTTCCGTGCTCCCCGGCGCCAGGAGGTTCCGGCTGCTCGGCGTCGACTGCGGGTCGTTGGTGTCCACGTTCTCTGTGGAGCCGCGAACGGCGTCGAATCCGTTGCCCGACCAGTCATGGAAGGTTTGCTGGGCTTCGGTTTTTTGGTAGGCGCTGAGAGAGGTGCCGGGTTCAAGTTGCATTGCCGTAGCATAGCCATCAATGGTCGTACCATCACCGGTCCATTCTGGATCGCCATCAGCCTCTGCAAAGGCCACGTGAACACAACACTCCGTATCCGAGCCGGTGAACGAAACAGAGATTCGATACCAACCGTCCCCAAGAGGTGATATCGTTGGGTTGCTATGATTAGATCCAGATGTTAGAACTTCACCATTGGTCAGATCAAAGTAAGTGGTATTTGAGTCAGTTGGACTGGTAGCCTCACTGACCAGATAGGCAACGCTCTTGTCGGCAGCCTTGACATCGCACGAGAGTGTATAGACGACTCCTGGATCTCCACTGAAGCTCTGCTGAACCCTATGGCTCTGCCCGTCGGTAGTTGCCGCAAGCGCCCATGCAGTAGCACCCCTTGGAGATGTCCCACTCGCGTTGACAGTGGTACGGACTTTCAGCCACGCCGAATTGTCAAACGTTTCCGACCACCGCAGCAAATTCCACCCCGGCTGAAACCACCGCGCACCGGGCACCAGCGAGCCGTCAGGGCCGAAGGTGTAGAGGGCGGCAGGATTGGCGGGGAGCCCAAGAGCTGTTGCGAGGCCACGCCCGTGGCGGGTAGGAGGCTCGAAGCTTCGGTGAATTTGGGCTGTCAGGCCCCAAGTCAGTGCTGCCAGGGTAAGTAGAAGGAGAAACCGTTTCATGGACTACTCCTTAGTAGCGCTGCTCGGCAATGTACTTTACACCTTCACCGTCTTCACCTACGTCCACCCAGATGTTTTTCAGGTTATAGACGTAGTAGCGGCTTATCGGCGGGAAGTGGTGACTGTCACCTGGTGCCAGTTGAATCCCGGAAGACGAAGAGACTGAGTCCCCACCAAGATATACATTGCCTGTGTTAGACGGATCGGCCTGAATGGTCAGCCAGAAGACGTACACGTCAGTCGCTGAAAGTCTTTCGGCTGTACCAGCACTGGAGACGGTCTTTGTTCCTTCAGCAATCATCTTTCCTCCTCAAAACTTGGAGCTGGTGGAAGGACTCGAACCCTCAACCCGTAGGTTACAAACCCACCGCTCTACCAATTGAGCTACACCAGCGGCCAACACTTCCCATTATACCATCGCTCTACACTTTTCGGGCCTTAATGCCCCGACGGGCCAAAAGCCTTCGGATGAGGTAAGGGTTAGTTAGTTTGGTTCTTTTGCCGATGAGGGCGGGGAGCCGATACCACAAGAATTCTCCTATGTGAGTCAACAGGGGCAGAAGGCCTTCGGCTGGGTTGCCCACATCGAAATCGGCTTCGATGAAGAAGCCGTAGTATGGGTCAATGTGAAGGACGGTTTGCAGAGCAGCGAAAGGAGTGTCCTCCCGAAAGCCCCTAAAAGCTGTTTTGCGGCCGAGGGGCGCGTGCTCCTTGATCATTATATTCCATGGAACGAAGCGACTTGAAGCTAGGAAAGCACGCCATTGCTCCGTGCCAAAGAACAAAATTCGGTCTTCCCGCAGCGGGCGACACACGTGAGGCAGTAGGGTGCATGGTGGTGCTCCTACTGCCTCTGCCCAAGCACGGAAGTTTTCGTCAAACTGTAAAGCCTTCCGGTCAGTTGCCGTCATCGAACATTTTCCCCGTGAACAGATCGTGAAGGGCGCTCCCAACCTGTTGCCAGAACTCGTCCCACTTCTGGCGATCTTTCAGGGACTGCTCCACCACCTGCTGGCCCTGCGGCGTCTGGAGCCACTTAAATATTTCGGCAGTGGCCGTAGCCAAAGCCTGAATGGCAGCTAAAACCTGTGTTGGTGTCATCCTTCCACCTCCGTAGGGACCCAGACGGCAACGTAGCCAACCGGAACGTTGAAGCGCTGGAGCCTGTACTTCCTTCCCTCATGCTCAACAACAGTCCCAGGCGGCACAGTAGATGTCTTCACTTTGCCTCCAATCATAGCACTGGCTTGGTAGCTGCCCTCCATGGGGAAGTCCACTTGCTGCCCAAACGCTATCTGGCCTTCAGGCTGTTCTTCGTGCTTCCACAAGGGCAGAGGGTCACAGACGGGCTTGTCGGTACGGACAATGTGAACGCCGTTTTTGTCCATTTCCACGTCATAGCCAAGAGGTACCTGCGGCACGGAAACCTTGCCCATGACTGCCTTGTTGCTCCAGTACACCTTGGCCATGGCGTTGTAGTTAGCCACGGCCTGGTAGTACTGAGCAATCAAATTACGGTTGAGTCGGGCAACATAGTCCAACATGGCCCGGTAGGCCTGTTGGAGCAAAGTGTCCGGCTGAAACATCTCCGGTAGTTCCGGCATCTCTCTTTTACCTCCAAATATTCGTTTCCAAAAATTCATGTCTCCCTATGGTATTGAAGCCAGCGGGTACCAAGCGTAGGAGTCGCTGGAGTTCTTCGCACATACTTCTAACTTGTCAGCGACCCCTGCGCCGCCTTCGTCGCGCCAGATTTGACCACGAGTGGTTGAGTTACAAGCTGGCTTCGTTCCCATGTCGTAGATCTTAAGGCCGTAGGAACTGATCCTCACTGCGTCACTATTGCTTGGTCCGGTCATAATTCTAAGTTCCGTTGCTGAATTTCCTGATCTGTCGAAATACATCGCGTTGGCGAAGGCGGTGTAGGCGTCATTCGCCGTTTGGACGTAGAACTTGCCCCCGTTGGCGTAGATTCGCCAGTACTTCTCGTCCGTCCCTGCATCTGTCTCGTTTACATCGACGCTCGGTGCCGTGGACTGCACCAGGAAGTCACCACCACTAACTTCCAGCGACGAGATTTTGACAGGTTCCATTGCAGAGTTCAAGGTAGAAACATCGTTGGTAAGGGAACCGGAACCAAAGCGATTGAGACCAAAACTCAAGTTTACTGGTGGCGTGACAGTGTCTAAGCGGAAGGTAGTACCCCCTATACCACTCATGTCGTTTCCAATAATAGTTGCTCTCTGAGCTCCGTTCAACAATGCTATACCATTAGCGCCAATTCCCTGAAATAGGTTATTGGCAATTACAAACAAATCGGAGCCATCCAATGTTATGGCATCATTTCCCGAGCCAGACGAGTTAATCCAAGACCCCTCTATGTAGCCTCGATCCACGTTCTTTATATAGATAGGAAACGGGAGTAATTCAAAGTTACTGTTGTCTACGAATAAGAAACCGTAGTTACCTGCAACAGACGAATTGTAGTAAAGGCCGTAAGTCCATGTCCCGGTCACACCGAGAACGTGGACACCACGCAGATAGAAACCTCCTAGATCTACAACGGTTGTCTTATCTATGTATATTCCAGCGGTAGTTGTAGTAGCGGCATTCTCGCTCTTTATCCGCACATCCTCCAATGTGACCTCACCTGTAGAATCTCCAGTGATGTAGACACCGTAACATGAAGAGTCCTGAATTAACACTTTCTTGATCGTTGAGTAGCCGCTTCCTGCACCTAGAGCGATACCGTCACATGCATCGACTACACGAACATTCTGTATCAATCCATAGCCAAACCCGTTCAAGACCATACCATGCATCCCACTACCACCAGCATCTATAGTGAGATCACGAATTTCAGACCTGATATTGGTTCCATTAGACAGAAAAACCTGTCCTGTTGCCTCACTGCCTTTAATTATTGACGCTTCTACTCCCGCACCGACAAGCCTAAGCGCTTTATCTGTCACAGAAAACCCTGAGGTTAGGTACGTACCGGGAGGAAAGTAGATAGTGTCCCCGGAACCAGCAGCACTGATAGCACTGAAAATAGCTGCTGTATCATCCGTGGTACCGTCCCCAACAGCACCAAACGCCTTGACATTGTAAACAGACTGCGTCTGAAGCACCCAAGTATCGGCAGACTCACACAAATACAGCCGCTGCCCGGCACTAGCGTCACTGTCAACATAGACTTCACCAACAGCGCACGTCCCAGGCAAACTCGTGCTGTTGGGTATCTCCAAAGTAGCCCCACTGAAGTCGTGAGTACCAGTCCAAGTGTAGTTCAGACCCTGCAAATCACTAGCTTGAATCGCACTGGATACAAAGTTGGTCCCGTCCCCACGAAGGAAGTGTCCAGTTGTTGCACCACCATTAACCTGAAATCCGGTTGTGGCATTGAGGACACTGGCCTTGAGATACCCATCAGTGCTATCATTCGCCAAACGGACTTCAAGCCCAGTCCCAGAACGCTTCAGTGCCGGGTAGGACGAGGTTAGGCCGCCAAAGCCGATCAGCGTGCCATTGTCCCGGAGCAGTCCCTCTCCCAGGGTTCCACTGGTCGTTACTTTGGGAATGGCGTTCGTCGTCGTCAAGCTGCCAACACCCTTGATGATCTCGGTGTCCCGGGTTATCGTAGAGGGAAACCAGCCATCATCGAGATCACCGCTAGCATCGGCAATCGGAATTTTGCTCGCGGTCGGTGTAGTGGTGGCATTGGCCGGGTTCTGGACCACCAGCGACGAAGCATTCAGCGAAGCATAGCCATTGGCGGCGCCCTTCTCGGAGACAGTTTGGTAGGTAGCAGAGAGGTCCGGCACGTCTCCAGCTTGAATCGCACTGGCCACAAAGTAAGTTCCATTGCCTCGAAGAAAGTTTCCGGTCGTCGCTGCACCGCTCACTTGGAAGCCCGTCGAGGCATTGAAGACGCTGGCTTTGAGGAGAGTGTCAGCACTGTCGTCCGCGAGGCGCACCTCTAGGCTCGTGCCGGAGCGCTTCAGTGCTGGAAAACTCGCGGTGCAGCCCCCAAAGCCCACAATGTTGCTCGGACAGTGCCATTGTAACCCCGCTGCCAAACTCCCACTGTTGTTGTATTGGTACTCGGTGCCGGAGCCAGCGGAGGTTGTGCAGGCGGCTGGAGCCCACTTTGAGCCGTCCCATTGCAAGCACTGGCCGGAAGCTGCTCCGCCTTGCTTGAGCATTCTCGGGGAGACAACTCCTTGGCCGAAAGCCAGGGCTCCTGCCATGATGAGTGCTAGTAAAAGTTTCTTCATTTTGCTCTTTTCCCGTTTGAGAAAACTTTTGGCTTACTTCTTTTGTTCTCCTTGCTTTATTGCGGCCTTTGCCCGCATTTCCTCGATGTCGAGCTCACGCGAGCGAAGCTCAATGTCCATCATGGCCTTGAAGAGGTTGATGCTGTGCTCCTCGTCGGCCCGCTGCTGCTGCTTGGCAAGCAAAGCCTGTTGCTGCTGCATAGCGGCAAGTTGCTGCATCTTCTTGTTCTCGGCGTTGATGATGCCCGGCAGAGACTTGAGCATGTCGGGAGTGACTTTCTCAACTCCAAAGGCGTGGAGCTTCGCAGTCGCTACCTCGGGAGTTTCGATCACGTCTTCGATGTCCGGAATTTCGGCTCGGAAGGCGGCCAGGATTTTCCGAAGCAGGACATCTTGACGGATGTAGGGTAGCCACTTGTCGCCGTTCTGTCCCAGAATGTTCAAGAACTGCACGAGGTGTTGCAGGACCTCGACGTTCTTGATTTGATTGGAGATGCCGGTCACTTTCACGACGTACTGCCCGTTGATGAGCTCTAGAAGTTGGCTCCTGGTCAAGCTTTGAATTGACGGAGCGTTGACACCGAGAATTGCGGGGACGCGCGGGTCATTGCTTGTGTCCAGGTATTGCATGATTAAGTCGATGGATAGCTCGACCATTGGCTTCAAAGCGTGGTTTTCGATGCTGCTGGCGAGGTTGCCGAAGAAAGTGTCTTGCTGGGCGACCTTCTTGTCAATTTCGGTTGCGGTCGTTACGCCCCGCCAACGAGGCATGGACTGCTGGACCTCACTGACTAAAGCGCCTTCCTGGTGAGACCTGTCGAGTAAGCCGACCAGTTGGACGGCACCATTGCTAATGTCCTCTGTTTGGATTGGCTGAATGGCCCGGACCCCGGAAATGTCGGACATGCTGCGCATGAAGAATTTGCCGGGAGCAATGCCGGTCCGAAGATCTTCTTCATTTTCGAACAGATCGGGGTAGACCTCGAAGATCGGCATTAAGCGGAAAAGAAGGGCGTCCATGCTCAGGTTGGCGAGCTTGTTGAGGGCCTTGTCGATTTCTCGGACCATTTCGACGAGGCCGACGCCCTCAGTGCGGAAGGGAACTTGGAGAGGACTGAAGGCCACGTAAGGGTAGCGCTTCGACCACAGTTTGTAGGGTTTGTAGCTCAACAGGAGGGTCTTGTCGGCGATTATTACGTGGCCGTGCTTCTCAACGACCTCGTTGTTACGCACGATCGGGCCAAAGTACTCGATTAGCTCGACTTCTTCTTGTGATGCTTGGTCGGACTGGTACTCGTCGAAACGCGTCATGGTCTTTTGCTGTTCGTCTTTTACCGTGCTGGGACTGACGCGCTTGATTTCCTCTAAAGTAGCTACGTTGAAGATGCCTTGCTTGGCTTTTTCAATGAGCTCCCACTTCGGCATACGAATTACTTCGAGAGTGCCCTTCCAGTTGTTGAGCTTACTGCCGGGGAGCCAATAGAAGTTGTAGGGATCAACGGCCTTGACCATGAGGCGGCCTTCCTTGGCGGTGCGGACCACAAGTTGACCGCCGGACTCAGTCGCCAGTTCAGGCTTGTCGGCCAGCTCCCACCAAAGCTTCCAGACCCCAAGGCCCATGATGAAGCCACTTTCAAGGCCCGTGCTGAACTCGTCCTTGTAGCCAGCGTTTTCCAGGAAGACTTGGACGAGCTGGGCGAGTTGGCCCGCCCTGACACCGAGCGTCAAGTTGTCGGGGTCAACCGGCTCAATGCTCCAAGGGTCTTTCGAGATGCCTAGGAAGCGTTCGATGGTTGAGGTCGCTTGCTTCACGCTGTTGAAGCTTTTTGGGAGGACAAGTTTGGAGTTCCATTCCTCCTTTTCGCTGAAGTCCTGTTTGCCTCGGTAAAGCTCCCAGCACTCAGTCCAAATGTCCACTTTGTTGCGCCGGGCGTTGCGTATTTTTTGGAACTTGTCTATGATGTTCGAGACGATCTCTTTTTTTGCCCCGTTGCGCTCCGCCTCAGCATCTATCATTGAAATAGGGTTTGTTTGTCCAGCCACGACTTCCTTCCTCGCCTACTCCCATCCAGTATACCACATAAGACTCTCTTTAGGTGTACAATCTCCAAAATTCTCGCACGTGTCTACGGTGGATTCTGGGGGTCTTTGGACTGCTGTTCATGTAATATTTGCAGTCGTCCATGGCATGGTTGTTATGGTCGGCAAGAGTCTCCCTCCAGTTCTTGCTTGCTTTCTGCTTGTCGCTCATGGAGGCATACACAGCTCCCTCAAATTCTTGGATCATGTTTTTGCAACAGTCGAAGATTTTGAAGGTGATGCGGTTTGGGTCCGACCAGTGCTCCTTCATTTTTGCAAGCCAAGCCTGCTCGTTGTTGTTGCCTCGAATGAGTTTAGTGAGTCCTTTTTCCATGAACAATTCGTACATGCTGGAAGGTAAGCCCCGAGAATTGCGGGTGGTGCGCCCGAAGATGGTTGGGTCAGCCGCTATGTACTTCACACTGGCCCAGTAAGGAAAACTCTTCACCTTGTATACAAACTCGTCGATATTTACGCAAGGCTCGTAAAGCTCCCACACACAGTAGGTTATGCCCTCGTGAATGGTGTAGAAGTGGACACTGCTGGGGTTGCGCGAGCCATAGTCCAAGCCTCCCCAGTAGGGCATGTCCGGGCCGAACTCCGGGTAAGGCCGTCTGACCACTATGTGGCCCTTGTGCTCCCGAATTTCGGGAAACGCAAGGTCCCCACTGAGAGCACTGAAGTCAATTTCGTATTCCATGGCCCAGTCCGAGGGGCGCATTCCAGCCTGGGCTTCACGCTTCCACACTTCAGAGCGCTTTCTCGGGTCGGCAGTGTAGTGAAGGCGAACTACGCAGAAGCCGTTATTGTCATTGCGCTTTATTTGAAGGCCAGTGTCTTCATACAAGATTTTCGGCATACTAGTACTTGTATCTTTTCCCAAACATTAAAGTGTCAATGGCGTTTGTTACGGACTCCACGCCGTTTTCCAAGGCGATAGTCTCGTGGACGGAGAGACCAACCCCTGGCTTTCCTGTCACCTTTGCGAATAGAATGTGGGCAATCTCGTGGATGATAGTGGTCCTGTAGTCTTCCATTCTGTCGTCCGCCAGAGGGTACAGTTTGGAGGGGCGCATTACCCTGATTTGGGCCTCCCGAAACTCCAAGTTCCATCTGCACTCCCCAAGGTCGTTGTCGGGTAGCTTTGAGACTATGGAGAAGGTTACTTCCCAGTCGTTCAGCTTTAGCAGGTCCAGTATATCGTCAATGAACCTCAACGAGTCTTTTTTAAGTTTTGCCAGGGAGATCGTCGTTTTGCTCTTCATTTTTTATTTTCTCGATTAGCTTGGTTACGATGTCGGTGGTGTGTATTCCACTGTCACGCACGTAGATTGTCGGTATGCCGGGGAACCGTGAAGGGTGCCCCTTGTACTCAACTCCGAGGACCCGAAAATCTGGGTCAATGGCCCCGACGATTGTTACGAACTCGAAGTCGTTGTCTACCTCGAAGACGGCGTCGGCTCCACAGTAGTATAGAGATGTTGCACGTTGGGGCCAGCTCATGATCGGGCGGAGCTTCCCTTTGGTTCGCCTCAGCTTTGCGTCACTGTCCAAGAGGGCCACGAGCGTGGCACACCTGTGCCGGGCCTCTCCAATGAGCCGAAGGTGGCCGCTTGTGAGAATGTCGAACCCTCCGTTAATCATACCCAATGGCCTCGGGAGCAGTTTCACTTTGTTGAGACTGAGGGCGGTTGTGTTCTGGAGGGCGGACAGCACGTCTTCATGTTGCTTGCAAGTAAACCAAGTTTTGGGCACGCGCCTCTCAAAGAACTTTGTGTCTTTAGTCATAGTTACTCAACATGTCCATGCACGCCGCCTCGAACCACCCAGGGTTGGCGGAACTGGTGGCCGTGAAGCGGCCTCCATTCTGGATGGATGGCTTGGCGGCAGCGAAGCTAGCGGCTGCCTGGGGCAAAAAGGCAGCCTCATCTTGGTAAAGACCTCTAGGGTGAAACTGGCGAATCTGGTCCGGGTCTTGAGGGAATCCCATCATTATAGACTCTCCCCCTTTCACAATGAATTCTCCACCTTTCATGCTGCCGACGGACAGCTTGGCCGGGCTTATGTCCCTGAGAATTTTCGGTTGATTCTTGTATATGTGGTGAGCTCGGCTGACGAGGTCGTAGGCTTTCCGCGCGTTCAGACTTTGGACGATGTTCTGCGCTCCCTCATTGTAGATTGTGTCCCAGGTGTAGAAGGCAATGACCATCCAAGTGGCGACCATGTCCCGACTCTTCATAATGAAGAGATAACGTTCCGTGAGCCATCTCTCGGCTATAGGCTTGATGTAAGGGAGATGGTAGGGAAACGGGCGGATGCTCGGCAGTTCCTCGAAGTACGAGAGGACAGCGCTGTGGCTTGGAGCTCTGAGACTGTGGGCGAGCTCCAGGTGGACCGCCAGTTTGTCGAAAGTCAGAGTGCGGTCCTTGTCCGTTCCTTTGCAGAGAGTGCAGCGAAACGCTTGGTGAGGATCATAAGTGAAGACGTAGGGGAGACCCTCCGGCCACTTGTCCGTCTTCACATGCTGAGTGTGGTCCAACCAGTAAAACAGCGAGTCGTGGCACTTGTCCCACTCAACCTGTGCCATTGCCTTGGCAGCTTTCTTTCTGAGCTTGGTTGGGCACTTTTCCAGCCACTCCAAGGTTTCGTTGTTGAGACCAAACCACTCCGGATATTTTGGTACCTTGTCACGAACGAAAATATTGTCAGAAATTGCGAGTACTCTTCGTTGCTCGTCTTGAGTCGTTTGGATCATCGTGTGTAGAAGCTTCTAAAAATTGTGTAACCCCGCTGCCAAAGTTAGTAAATCGGTGCCAGGTGTTCGGGGGAACGTGAATGATTGTTCCTTCGTGGGCCACAATTTCGCGACGACGGCGAATGTTTTTGCCGACCTCGAAGAGTATTGGGCCTTTCAGGACGTAGAAGAGCTCGTCCTTCTTTGCGTGCTTGTGAATTGAAGAGCGGGCATGGGGCAACACGTACATGATCTTGAAGCAAAAGTCGCGGTTTATGACGATTTGCTCGCATCCCCACACTTTGTTTACAAGCTTCGCTTCCTCCGGTTGTGGTGTGTATTTACCCATTTTCGTGTCTCTGTCACGAAGGGAATGCTCACGTGAACTCCCTTGTCGCTAGCTAGCTGGTAGAAGCAGTCCCAGCAAAGAATTTCATGCTTCGGGTTTACTTTGTTCCATAGACTGTTAGAGGCCCTCCAAGGAGCAGTTTTTCGACCACACAAGTGGCAGAAGTTGTCCAGTAGCACGAACTTTTTTGCGAAACGTTTAAGTATAGCTTTCATTTTTAGTTCCTAGGGGCTCACAGAAGAGAAGGTCTTGGGAGCCTTCTTCGATGTACTTCTTTATTTGGGGGAGGGGTGCTCCTTGCGTGTAGGGGTACGTGCATGAGAGGGAGGCGGTTACTACAGCGAACTCCAGCCGGTCCCGGTCGTTCGTTAGGTTCTCTGCGACGGTGGCACGGACCCAGCCTGCAAGGAAGGCGTCTCCCGCCCCGATTGTGTGAGGCTGACAAGCGTAATAAGACGCGATGGTCGGTGCTTCAACCTCGGTCTTGACGGTTCCGTAAGAGAGGAACCTGGCTCCTTTGACCCCTTGCTTGTGTGCTACACGGGGGAGTTTTAGGTAGTGGTCTTGGTACTTTTGGAATTCGGTTTCGTTTGGGAAGAAGGTCGCGTCCTTTCGCCAACTATAGGGGTCGCGCTTGGTGTCAATGAAGAGGCGCATGGCCAAGATGTTTATGAGGTCGATAGCTTTGTCGTCGATGGTTCCCTTGTTATAGTCGCTCACGACCACGTTGTCGAACTTGAGGAGCTGACTGGCTAGTTGGTCGTAGTCCAGGGGCCTGACATGGTCGTCCCGGTCGAGGCGCAGAAGAATGGCGTTGTCAGAGGCGAGAATGTACGTTTTGGTTGGGACTCGCCATGTAATGTCTTTGGAGTACACGCGGGTGGTTGGGACTCCGAGATACTTTAGTAGGTTGGCGGTGTTGGCGGCACCGCCGGGACGGACCGCTGGGGGGCTTGCGTAGTAAACGAGGGGAGTGTGGGACTTCCTTTTAGTGACGAGAATGAACTCGTCAATCATTGCATCGCCGACGAGGAGGACTGAGCCTTTAGTCTCTTTTGGGTGCATCGGGACCTTCCTTCCAGGCTGTGGGCTCTTCGGGCCTTTGGTGCCAGCTCATGATTTTCTTGCCTTCGTACCTGATGTGCAGGGGCTTGGCGACGCCGGTGACGGGGTCAACTCTTGCGTGTCGCCACTGGCGGGAACGGGTGAAAATGCCGACCATGCGCTGCAGGTACTTGTTGAAGCCCACGAAGAGGGGCTCGGCGTCAAGGGGAACGTCGCCGTCTGTGTAGTGCGTGAGGAGGTTGAGAAGGTCCTCGACGCTCACGACGAGAATGCGTCGGCCTGGCTCCCCTAGTTGGATCGTTTCCTTGTTCATACGCTGTAGATCCTCTTTAGTTTGAACTGCACGGGAATTTCAATGGTTTCGTTGATGGGCTTCCACTTTGTGCTTTCGCACAGAATGCCGATCTTTTTGTCTCTTGGGTTGAGGAACAGACGAAGAGGCTTGGTGTCAGGGGGAATGTCGCTCTCGTCCAGGTAGTCCTTGAAGAGGTTGATGATGTCATCGATGCGGACGATGATCATGCGAGAAATGGGCTCTTTGTTGGTCGGGCTAGGCATTGGTCTTCTCTTGGGGTTTCTTCTCTTGGGCCTCTTGGGCCTCTTGGGCCTCACGGAGGGTTTTTAGGGTTTGTTGGAGCTTTTTGAACTGGTCGTTGGCGATGGGCACCTCCTCGTTTTCGGCTGTCTTCCAAGCAGTGAGGGGAACTTCCAGGGTTCCGGCTTCGGCTGCTGTGCTTGCTCCTCGACACAGGGGGGCAGTGGGAATGGCTCGGGTGGTGTGGTCCATTCTGAGGGTGAGTTGGACTGAGGGCTCGTTGCAGATAGGGCAGTTCTGGAGCCGTAGGGCTAGAATAGGGCCATGGCAGCCAGGACAGGTTGTGATAGCCAGGTCAGGGAACCACCGGTGGTTGTTGGGACAGGTCAGGTAGGAGCAGAGGGTCGGGGGAGTCTCCGGGAGCTCAGTTGGGAATCTTTGGGCTTGGTCGGCCATACTTCGAGTATAGCATAGGGAAGGGGCGAAGTCAAGGGCCGGACCTGGCTCTAACCTGGCTCTAACAGTGATTTTGTAAGTCCTTTAGAATGAAGAGTTTGCAAGTACCTGGCTCTAACAATTTTTTGGGCCTGAAGTGGTGTAAGTTGTTGAAGGGAAAGGAGTTAGGGCGATTTTTTGGGCCGACCTGGCTCTAACAATGGGGTTTACCCAAATATGGGCTTAAAAATATAGTGGTGTATAGTATTGTATTTATATAAAAAGAAAAAATGCTTTCGCGTATAAGGAGGGAGTTTTGTTTTTGTTCGTTTGCGTAGAGGCGATTGTTAGAGCCAGGTAATCGGGGGAAGTTGTTGAAAATGAAGGGGTTAGGCCATTTTGGGCCGATTTTTGTTAGAGCCAGGTAAAATGTAAGTTGTTGAAAACAAAGGGGTTAGGGGCAGCTCACCTGGCTCTAACAATTGGACTGTTAGAGCCAGGTAGAGGGGTGAAAATCTTTTTTGGATTTTTTGGCTGACTATGTAAATTTTACATGGTTGGGGGCTTTGGGAGGGGGAGCCCCCCTTAAGTTGGTGAAAATAAAGGGTTTGGCAGCGGGGGAAGGTTTGGAAAGGTAGGGATGGGGCGAAAGCGGGTATAACGCCCCTCCTGCCCCTAAACAGACGCGCTTTGATTGCCCGCCCCCAACCTTTTTCTTATCGCCTAGGGGGCTCCGAAACTTTCGCTAGGTTTGCTAAGGCTTGGACTAGCTAGGCTTAGGGCATTGGCTAGGGACTGGGGCTAGGCGAGCGACAGGCTAGGCTAGGCTAGGGTGGAGCAGGCTGGGCTGAGAGGAACGCGCCTTAAGCGGCAGGCTAGGCAAGGTACGGGGCTTTAGGCTTGCGATTGGTCGCCGAGAAAGAAAGTGAGGCAGGCGTGCATTTTCCCCTTGACAAACCCTTTCCCATCCCTTACCCTAGGAGACAGGAGACACAAACCCTATGTACACCAAAGCACAATTTATCATCCTCAGGCTACGCTACAGCCTGAGACACCCTCTCATTGCCGCACGAACCATCTGGAACTGGCACACCCTGCCAATCCCCAGACTCTTGCCGCCGCCACCAGACCCACGAGACCAACCAACGGTCGCTAAGCACTAACCTAACCTCTCCCTAACCCCTAGCTATCCCCTAGCTAGGGGTTTTCCTTCACCGCCCCGCGAGGCGAACAAAAGGCGAAACCGCCCACCCGGCGAACAGTTGCCCGCCGCCCGCAAACCACTGAAAACAAACGACTTCCAACTTTTTTCACACTTTCCCCTTGACACCCTGCCGCCGCTGTGCTACCCTGTCCGCAGTGGCCGTGCTCCGGCCGGCCCTAAAATCTACCTATAGGAGAATCAAAGCTATGGCATTAACATTCTCGCGATTGGGTCAGCCCCAATCATCCAGTGGCCGCATACCGGAAAAACCGGTATCGGCCCCGATCGTATTCGACGACCAAGGCAATGCATTCATCAGCCTTGGGTCACTCGCAGACCTGGAGGCCGCTACAATCCAGCGCTTCCGTAAGACCAAAGACGGCAAGCAAGGCACGCCTTATGAAGGCGTTGATCTTGTTGACGTTGAAGGGGAGATCGAAAAAACTATTGACGTCCCTTCCAACGCCATGGACGCTGCAGGTAAGCAACTGCTTGCCGCTGCCTCTGCCGATGGAGTGATTCCACGTAATGGCGAGTCACTCCGTGCTGTAGTCCGGCTCAAGCTGCACCTGCCCATGTCGCGGGGGTGGCTCACAATCGAGCCGGTGGACGCACGTTTCAGCATCGTGAAGCCCCAGCCCCAGCCCCAGGCTGTGGCATCGCCTAAGCCCGTGAAAGCCCCTCCACGTCCGCCTAAGACGCGTAAGGCTGCCAAGTAGCACGCCTTCAGCCTTTGAAATTGTCCCTGCCAGGTACCGCCTGGCAGGGATTCTTTTATTTGTGAGGAACTATGAATTTACCAAAACCGCCTCAACCACCATTCTCTCGCCAGTGGCGATACCAGTTCCCGTCTCAGGTCAAAGGCATCCGGCCACCGAAACGTGCTACCACGCCTAATCATCGCTCTATCCAGCCTGGGAACGGTCCCTGGTCTCGCGCTACTGAAGTAGTAGTTCGTCCAGCCTACTTCCACCGACCGAGACCTAGACCTGAAACCCAATCCTCGATCGACGCACGGCAAGCGGCCAAACTTCGGTCGCGCGCCCATGCCATCCGTGCCGCGATCTTCCCTCGCCAGTAGTCCCCTCTACTCCCCTGAGAATCCCTCGTCCCTGCGCCATAGCAAGCCTGTGGCGCAATCCTAGCGCCTCTCAGGTGTCTAGGTGCCTGGCCATGCCTGAGAATCGCTCTGAGCGTCCCTGAGCGTCCTCAGGCATCTGCCGAGAACCGCTCCAGGCATCTGTGAGCGTCCCAGGTGAAGCGAACGTCACCTGGCACACCGATATTCCACCTGGGAGAATCAGTCTAGCCTAGCCAACGGCCCAAAGTCTTAGCTTAGCCTAGGCACAAGATCTGAGTGAGCGACACTCAACAATCCTTGAGCCGCCGCCACTCAACTTTACAAAAAAGGCACAACCTGCACAAAGGATGTGTCGCAAACTAAAAAAAGGGAGAAAGTATGTCTCAAAGCTACGCTCAGTACATCAAGGGCCGTAGCAAGTTTGACGGTCCTGCCCAACTGTGCAGTACTGCTGGCTGTAATGAGCCAGCCACCCATAGTGTAAGGGTTTATGAGGACATTAACCTACAATCGGTAATGTTCCCGGTATGCTCTTTCCACTACGACCAATGGGAAAAAGAAACCGTATCAAGCCTCTTAGTACAGGGGCTCTTGAGGGACAAGGTTGTCTTCCTAGACGAACAAGAAAGGAGCCACTTTAATGACTCACGAAAGTAAAGACCCGGTCTTTGAAAAACATCATGTTCTTGGCCGTCTAGCCCAGTACATGCATGAAAATGAATTTCACCGCATTGACCCTCTCACTGCAGCAGTAGTCCTTGACGAAGACGTCGATTATATGGACGCTCTTTGTGACCCAACCGAAGAACTCGGCTACGGAGTTCGCGCTGAGTTCGACCAAAGGCACAAACGCGTCTTTGCCCTGTGCTAGCAAGGACTCTCAAATGAAAATCATTGTTACGGAACACCCTGCTGTAATAGACTACATCAGGGAGCTCCTTCCCCAATTCAAAGATGCTCGTGTCCTTTCCTTCATCTCCACTGAAGACGCTAAAGGCGCGTCTATTGCAGGAGACATCCCAGTCTCCATTGCCGCAGAAGCCAAAGAAGTCTTTGCCCTTTGCTTTAACGCCTCTCCTCCAAAAGGGAGAAGGCTAACTGCAACCCAACTTCGACTCTACGGAGCCCACATTAAAAGGCTCCTCACAGTCGAAGTCCCAAAAGACTAAGGAGACACAAATGCTAGCAAGAATCTACAAAACAGAAGCCCCTATCAAGACAGGGGACATTTGGATCAACAACCACCGGGAGCATTGCGAGGTACTGGCAGTTCTCCGCGATGAACTGAGGTTTACCAAAGCCGGTGAACCAAAACCAATCACAATCTTCGTGGCTGCCCCACTAGCAACCAGAGCAGCCACTGCCTAGCCGCAACCAAGAAAAGGAGCCACAATGCCAAACAACAACCTTATTGTCTCACGCCACAAAGGCGCAATTGACTTCATCCGCCAGAACTTGCCGGGCTTTCAAAACGCCCCAATAAAGACCGAAGTTACAGAAAAGGATGTCCGCAACAAAGTTGTTGCAGGCAATATCCCCCTTCACTTAGCTGCAATAGCCAAAGCCGTCTGGGCAATTTGTTTCCCAAACGGTCGTCCCTCTCGGCCTGGTCTTACAGCCGAAGAAATGGCCAAGGAGGGAGCTTACCTCAACGCTTTAGTCGTCCTAGACGACAACCAAATCATCAAACTCCACGAGGCTGCCCGCTTAGGCGGCTACTCAGATCCTCGAAGTCTCATCGACTTCGAAGAACCTTCAAAGGAAGACATGAAAGCGCAAGACAAGACTCAAAAGCGTGGGATGGAAAACCTCCTGCACGCAATCACCGTAGCTTTGGATAACGGCGACATCTCTGGCTGTGACCTCCATTTCAAGAAAAAAGAAAAGGAGTTTGACCTCTGGGAAATCACCTGAAAACACCTTGCCAAGAAAGGACACTCAATGAAAAACATCGATCTTCGCAACTACACAGTCTCTGAAGGTACTCTCCGTACAGAGGATCTAATTGAAGCCTTCGAAGACTTCCTCAACTCTCTCAACATTCCTTTCGAAAAGGAACCTCACGATGAGTACTACCTAGAGCACCTAGACGACCAACTCAATGAACTTGCTCCTGAAGGCTACTATTTTGGTGCTCACCCTGGAGACGGGGCTTGCCTTGGCTTCTGGTCAATCGAAAATTACTAAGTTACTTGGCTGAGAAAAACGCTTATGGAGCCAATGCAATTGTTAGCCTTTGCCATAGGCATACTATACTTCTGGCTAGCCTACTGGCTAGCTACCCTCGACTAAAAGGAGACACAATGAGATACGAAGAATGGGAACATTTGCCCGAAGAAGAGAAACTTCGCCGCCAGAACAGTGTTCTAGCGGCTCGTAAACAATGCCTGCAAGAAGTTGAGACAAACTTGCAACAAGCCCTAGCTGCAGCCCGCAACGATGACATCTCAGGTTGTGGTTACTACGCGTCGATTGCCAACCATCTCATTGAAAAATTTTTCAAGGTTGGACGCAGACAGTTGCATGACCACGCTGTCTACTGGTGAAAAAACATGAAGACGACCCCTAACCCCATCATAGTCTCATATGGTACCTACGAGACTAAAAGGATGGTTGCGAATTTCGAGAGAGCCCTTCACGCACTAGGCGAAGAGCTTCCTCCAAAAGGCCCATGGTACATCCACGACCTTTACATCAAACTTAAGGACTCCGCTCCAAAGGGCTTTCACTTTGACTCACACCCTAAGGACAAAACCTTGTTCGGCTTCTGGCCAAACAAGCCCATTCAATGGGACCGTTTGCTAAGGAGGAACACATGAAAATTGAGAGACCTTACCCTCACACGTCAATTCACATTGAGAAGGGCATTTACAACAAAACCTTCTCTGTCTACGTCCAAGGACAGTTTCATCGCGTCGCAAAGAACCAGCTCCATGCCCAACGAATTGCGCGTAGAGCTTTCCGAGACTGCGTGGTTCCCCGCCTTGCTAGGAGACAACATGACCGATCTTACCACTAAAATACTTGAGACAGACAGGGCTCTTCAAACCTTGGCTGTATCAATGGGCGTCCGTGCTCGTACTGGACGTGTGCCGTACCAGCAGCTTAAAGAGGCAAAAGAAAATATTCTTGGGCTCTACGAAGCCCTTTCTTCCTTCAAGAAAGGAGATGTTAAGTGACCTTTTCCAGGTACGAAGAGTTTCCCCTTACCTTATGGGGAGAGGCTGAACTCTTCTCTGAGCTTGCCAAAGACTTCCACCAGGCTGCCCTAGAAATAGACCACGAAAACCCAACATTAGAGCAAATACGATCTTTAGATCGCGTCTTGTGGGTTGGAGAGCTCGGTCTTGACGAATTCATTGAAGCGTTTGAAGAAGAGGCTATGGTCAAGGGCGGAGACTTTGACCATTATTCCATTGTACCCAGCCCGCAAACCCACTCAATGATATTTGCTGATTGTAAATTTCAAAGAAGCGAAATTGTTTTCCGTAGCCTGGCAAACATTGCTTTTGTCAACTGTCGGTTCTTTGCCACTAAGCTAGCATTCTCTGGAATACCATACCCTTCATTCTACAAATGCGAACTCCGCGAAGTCGAGATTATCGGGAGCGACTTCAACCCAAACGTCTTTCGAGACTGCTGTTTCGTCAACGTTCATGGTTTAACCCCCCAACAAGAAGAAACTCTACGTTTAACTGGCAACTATGTAGGAGTAGCTGATGAGTAACTTTGATAGCCCCAAGCAGGAAGGCCAAATGAATTTCACCCCACTCCTCACAAAGCTAGGCCTAAAGACCACGCCCCAGAACATTCTCGAAAACTACTACCAGCTCAAAGACCCTCCTAAAGAAAAAGACGCCACGGAAATTTTGAAGCGCGAGCTCAAACTCCTTGGCCTAACCAAAGAAGTCACAACCTTCGACAACCCAAAAAAGGCAGCAAAAGAATACTGCCGCACAAAGGAAACCAAACCAAAGGGCCTTTACCACTTCGTCAAGTCATGAACAACGAAACCAAAACACTCCAGCGCATCTTCGTCCCCTACACCTACGTTAGGGACATGGAACTGTTCACCAACTGCAACAAACTGGGAGACACTCCTCCCGGCACGGAAATGAGAAAGATAGGAGGTACAGCCTTCCCAACCAAAAACCTAGGAAAAACCCCCGCCCACTTTGTGTCAATCCCCAAAGATGCACTGTGTACTGTCAAAAGGGATGGGGCCAAAGAAGCTATGGCCGCTGCCCTAGCCTCTTTCAACAACTTAGGAGACACATATGAAGGTCAAGAAGATTGAATCTTGGGAGGACCTGGAAAAGGCCCCCTCCATCCTCATCGAAACCAAAACCGACGGCAGCCATCGAAAGGCGTCTCTATTCCCCAACCAAGACATCTCCAAATGGGGCACCAAGCTAGTAGCACACAACTACCCCTACACTTTGCCCCCAACAGTAACCCAAAAAGAAGCCGCAAAACTCTCCTCCTTTCTGACCCACAGCACAAACCGAAGAATAAACTTCGTTAGGACCAAAGACTGGGAGTTTGGTTCTTCAGTTCTTCCTTTCTCCCTCTCCCTCGACAACCAACACTACATCTACCAAATCTGGGACTTTGACAGGCCTCTCCCTACCGCCAACTACCGCCTTCCAAGATCTCCCCAAGCCTACTGGATGCACATGGGAGCTGGCTTCGACCCAGAATTTTTCGTCTTCAATCGAAGAGGAAACCTTGTCCCAGCCTTTAAGTTCCTTCCCACCCTAAAGGAACAAGAAGCCAAAATGGCAGACTACCTCAAGAAGTACCGTGTCTACCCCGATTCTTACCAAACGGCGATTCGCAAAGCTCACGGCCCATATTGGGATGGCTTTGCAGCCGAGTTCCAAACAGACCCCTACTACTGTTTTGCCTACACCGTAGATTCCCTCCAAGCATCTTTCAAACAACTAATCAACATCTGCGATTACTACAACTACAAAGTCAAGCCCATCGACACCGTCAACATTCCCAATATCGACTCTTACCCTCCTCAATTCAAGGAACTTGGCTGTGATCCTTCAATGAACGCCTACGATCAACCACAAAACCGTTGCCTTGATCCCAACATGCCAATCCGAACAGCAGGCTTCCACATTCACTTCGGCCTCAAAGAGTTCGCCCCAAAGTCAAACTCCGAAATAGCCCGACTAATCAGAATGCTCGACTACTACGTAGCTATCCCAAACATGTGCATACTTGAAGGGATAGAAACCACAGAACGTCGCAAATACTATGGCCTTCCAGGAGAATTTCGAAGACCTCCCCATGGCATTGAGTACAGAGTCCTATCATCAGCTACCATGTATTCCCCGGTACTCGTCCACTTAGCTTTAGAAATAGGACGAGCAGTAATCGACGCCGCCCTCACAGGCAATCTCTCCCAACTAGAAAGAGAAACCCCGGACCCCGAAAAAGTTTACCACACCCTTCTCAACTACGATTACGCCACCGCCAGAGAATGGCTCCCCAAAATCACCGCCCCCCTAGGTTACTACCTAAAGTACGACCTCGCCACAACCATCAACAAACTGTTCCACATTCGCATAAAAGACGCCTTTCCAAGATGGTCCGCTCGCCAAGCCTGGAAACTCGACTCTTGGACAGGCCATAGCTCATCAGAGGATTGTGCAATATCCCATTGCACCAACCTTCTTCGCCGAGCAACCAACCGAAAAGCCAAAGTAGTCTCACTATAGGAGAAACCAATGATCACAGTCACTCTTTCAGAAACCCACAAGTCACACCCTGCTTACAACCTCTTATTCATGATCTACCCTCCCCTGGAGAAAAGAGTCCACAAAAACGTAAACCTAGACGAGGAATGGTCCCCAGAACTGACAAGCTCCATCTTACGCCTGCCTTCAAGCGTTGTCTACCCTCTCTACCCCACTTTGGGAATCTCCTCCTTCAAAGACCTAAGCACTCGCACCTACCTTAAAGCCATAGCTAGGGCCATTCTACCCCCTTACTCAGGATCAGGCAAACTCTACCTTCAATCAAACAGACACCCTTCCGACAAGTTTGGAGGAATCATCGCTTCCCCCCTCAGCAGAATAACAATAGCCTTCACCAATGCTCCTGGCCTCCAAAGAGAGTGCGAAGTCCTGTCAAAATGGCCGGAAAGCATCAGCCCAAAGTTAGAACCCCCCTCATCAATTTCCACCATCGCCGCTGAAGTCTTTGCCAAAACCCAACCAGACACCGAAAGGTACACACTCAACAAAGAACTTGTCGATCTCCTCCTCAGAAACGGAAAGCTCCTCCAACAAACCTTCTTCCCCTTCCTTAACCCCTCTATAAGTAGCAAATTCTGGTTGAGCGCAGTGGCTCCTTCAGGCCTTGTTTACAAAGTCGGGCGAACAAAACATTACCGCCCCATAACAATCGACAATGCAGTCACAGTCTGTGACGAAATCCTTTACCAAATCAGAAGCCTCTTCACAGCCCACAAAACAACAATCCCTCCCAACATCGCACAAACCATTGAAGCCCTTCGAAAGGGCAAAGTTGCAAGGAGCTACGTCGAATTATGAAAGTCTACGGCAACTCGAAGTGGCCAACTGTACGTTGGCTACGAAACACCCTAGCCCCAATCCCCTCAGACCAAGACCTCGCTTGGGGCATAGAACGCCCCAACTCCATAGGAGGTCAACCAAAACTCTACGGCCTCAACCAACTTTCCCTTCTCAAAGACCACGAAATTCCCGTTCCAACTTTCTACACTACACTACAGGAAGCAACACAAGGCCTTTGCGAAGGTCAACTAGTAGTAGGTCGCCGTAACAACCATTCACAAGGCCGCTTCATCTACTTCCCAACACCACCACGCACTATCTCAGAAAAGTGGCTTACTGCCGACTATTGGACAGCCTGGATCAGCGAAGTAACCGCTGAGTGGAGAGTCTTCTGTGCAAGCTCTTCTTACCTTCCAAAAGCCCGAACTTTCGCTGTCGGCAAAAAAGTCTCCCTAGAGGAAACCCCGCTGCCAAACATCCGCTCAAGGCGGCTAGGATGGGTAATTTCCTTCACTGAGAAGCCTCCCAAAGGAATCCGCCCTCTTGCTCGAAAAGCTGTAGACGCCCTCGGTTATGACTTTGGAGCTGTAGACATTCTACAACTTCCTTCAGGAGAGTTCATTGTCTTGGAGGTCAACTCCGCTTTCGCCCTGAAGTCTCCTCACACAAGGCGGCGCTTCCTCCAAACACTACTCCTACAAAACCCAAGCGAAAGCCTTCAATCTCTAGGCGAAGAGACAGCCGAGTTTCTTGAAACCAGAATCAACGAGGAAAATTGAGAATGGCTAAAACCAGATCTTCCGCTCGCTGCCAGTGGTGCGGTGAGTACAAATATAAGTGCACATGTCGCCATATGCCTTTCGTCTTGCCCAAACATAAAAAGTTTCCCAGTGGCCCCTTCCACACAATCACCACCAAACGAGCTATTGGGATGGAGTTTGAGCTTGCTGAATGGAACGGCCTGGAAGAAACCCTCTCCGCACACTACCAAACTCTATCTGCAAAACTCAACCTTGCCCAGGTCTACGACAGCAGCGTAAGGCCCTCGCGGCAAGAACTCGTCGTTGGCCCAATTGCCGGAGACGCTATCCTGGAGTACATTCCCCAACTTCTCACCCTCTTCAAAGCCCAAGAAGTCACCGTGAACGACACTTGCTCCCTTCACGTTCATGTAGATGCCCGAGACCTCTACGCCTGGGACATTCGTTCTTTCCTCCTCCTTTATGGCCAATGGGAAAGGGACTTCAACCGTCTCTTCCCGGTCAGAAGAATTTACAACCCCGACTCCAACCACGGAGGATACGCAAAACCTCTATCCGAACAAATGCGAGCGGCAATCTCTCGCCTTGAACAAGCTACTACAGCCCGTGCAATAAAGTCCCTCCTCGCATTTGGGACTTACGGAATGCTAACTTTGTCTCCCCTCAACTCCCGGTCCTTTATCCGGGCCAAAGGAACTCGATACATGGGAGCGAGGTACTACGGCTGCAACATCCATTCTTACCTCTCTCGTGGAACCATCGAGTTCCGCCAACATGAAGGAGCCATTGACGAAGAAGGGTTGCTGTGGCCCCTCTTCTGCGCCACCTACGTAGACTTGACCGCAAGAGTCAAGGCCTACGACAAGCTCAAAGACCTGACCCTCAAACAATTTGTCGAAAAGTACTTCAACAAAAGCCTGGTCGATTGGTTCAATCGTCGCCAAGAGACCTTCCAAAAGGAGTGGGAATTCCATGAAACAAGAAAACGACGAGCTGGAGCTTATTAAAGACAGGGTCTGCCCTCGCTGTGGCAAAGCCCGCCCAGCCTTCGACTTCTACCAAGACAAAAACAGGAAGAGCGGCTTCTTTCCCTGGTGCAAACAGTGCTTCAAAGAATGGAAAAAGGCGCGAAGTGGCTTCTCAATGCGAGAAGTTCTTCTCGACCACCTCTTGCTGACACTGCCGCCAAAGTACACTCATCCATCAGCAAGCCACTTCAGCAGCAGCACAAGGAACTTGGCCGATTCTCTTGTCATGCAAGGAAAGCCTGTGCGAGTAATTTCCCACACCGCCAACAAAGTTTGGAATTGGAGAGAATGGAGTACCCCTCTATACAGCGACATCACACGTTTCATGATTGAAGAAAAGGAGCTTTTTGATGATGGATCTCTACCGGAAGAGTAAATCAGTAGAAATCAAAGGCTTCCCCAAGGGTTGGTATGCAACCAAAGGAATCGAAAACTTGGTTCTGGCGGTCTCCTACTTCCGCCAAGAACACGCCTTGGTGCTGTTCCAACAGAAGTTTGCTACCAACGCTAGGGAAACCAACCATGGTCGCAGAATACGTCCACAAGTCCTTGAAGACCCAGCCGCAACACTCCTCATGGAAAGACGAACAACCTTCCACGACCTCGTAAAATCCCGGAAGTACACCATCCTCGGTGTGTTTCCTTTCAACATTGAGAGCAACAAAGACTACTCTATCTCAAGCGAAGCCCTGTATGCTTTGTTCCAGGGCCTCCCGGAAATCGAAGGAGAATAACAAACAAATGTGTGGAATTTTCGGATTCACTGAATTCAACAAACAAGCAGCCATTATGGCCCCGTTCCTCGCCAATGCTATGGAAGCCCGTGGAACTGACAGCTACGGGCTGGCCTACTTCGACAAAGACGGCATCAAAATCCAGAAGGACGTAGGCAGAATAAGCTCCGCCTTCTTCACCAAGAAGCTGCTGAGCAAACCTGCAAAAGCAAAATCCCCCTTCATCGCCCACACTAGGGCAGCCTCTCACGGTGATGTAACAAAAGAAAACGCTCACCCCTTCCTCTTTGGTCGCAAAGAAGAGGACGGCAGTTTCGTGAAGGTCGCCGGTACTCACAACGGCGTCATCTCCAACTTCAAAGAACTCCTCACAAAAAGCTCCCTGAAGTACGAAGTGGACTCCCAAATCATATGGGACTACCTCCTACTCAAAAAGGACGTTGGGGAAATTCGAGGCTGGGGCTCCTGTGCCGCCCTCGTAACCACCCCAAAGCCTTACATGATTTTCTTCCGCTTCAACCACGAGGCTTTGTACTTTGTCGATCTTCCAGAAGGCGGCACAGCTTACGCCTCAACCATGGAAGCATTGACCACAGCCTACAGGTTTGCAACCGGAGAAGAAGAGCCCAGCATTTACACAATCGATCCTAAAGTTCTTTATGCGGTGGACCTCGACGCTGACACACAAAACTTGGTTCCCATCGCTGACCTCCCTTTTGGCGAACGAGGAATTTGGAAACGAGCAGCTTCCGCAATCCACACTTTTCAAGACGACGATTCTTACGAACTTCCTTACCAGCGCTACTACAGAGGTCCCTACGCCTCCCCAGTCAATCCCCCTATAGCTCAGCTGTTTGGCAGCGGGGTTTCCAAAACCGTAACACAGTGCATTAGGTGCCACAAGCCCACAAAGGGCAACACTGATGTTCTCTGCCCTGAATGCATCGAGTTGTTGAACGGTGCTCTCCTTGCAGTCATCATGCAAGAGAACACTGAAGGAAAAACGAAAAAGGAGAAAGCAAATGAAAGAGCTGTCTATACAGCGGGAAATTAACGCGACCATTCAAGCCATGAAGAAGACTCGGCTCCGGGTTAGCCGGTTGGTTGACAAGGCATTCCGAGAAGCCGACCAAGATGAAGTAAGTATTGATACTCGTCTCAGAGTCATTTCAATTCTTACCAAGGCTCTCAAAGACCTCGGATCGAACATTACTCAGTTGAAGACGGCCGCTAAAGTGGAGGCGCAAGAAACCCCTGATGACACCACGCTCACCAAAATTCTTGAAGAATAGAGTTCACCCTTTATTTGGTGATCCTGTGGTTGTGTCTCTAGTCAGGCCTACCGACAGGAGCAGGCTGGTAATGTTCACGGCCCTCAAGTTTGCCGATCCTATGTTTCCGGGCTTTGGCTCTACTTGGAGGCTACGAACTATCTCCATCCCAGACATCATGAACTTATTTAACCAAATGCGGACAGAGTGGCCAAGGTCTCTTGAAGGAACTACGATCTTGGTGCAGTCAGTTGTTAACCATGAGTAGAAGACGAAGAAGAAGAAGAAGAAAGAGAAGGAACAGGAAAATGAATGCGGTAATTCAAAGGATGCACACATTATTTGAGACTGGGGTAGTTGTGTCGATGCCGGGGGGTACTCCGGCAGCAAGACTAGTTATGACAGCGGCAATTAGTTTCATTGACCCGAACTTCCCAGGCCTCAACAAGGTGTGGAAGCCCCGCATTCTTAACCTTCACGAGATAATGTTGCTCTTCTCCCAACTGAAGAGAGACGGGCTTTCCCTTGCTCGGGAAGACCTGAAAAAGGCTTCCCTTGTATCCCACATGGCCTAACCCAAAGGAGCCAAACCAATGACCAAAACAACAAAAACCCTCAAAGACACCCTCGAAAAAATACTTGACCTAACCGACGACCTTAAGCAAGCTCAGCTTGACGCCCACGATGAAATATTTGACAAGATTACAGAAGAAGTCCAGCGTATTGGAGAAAAGATGATTGAGGCTGAAGCAGAGGTTGAAGACGCTCTCTCAAAACTGGACACTATCATCCTCGATGAGCTGGACAAACTCGAAGAAGCCTAACCAAAGGAGCCAAACCAATGCTTAAGTTAAAGCAAGACCAAATCGACGTTGTTGACAAGGTGATTGCCTTAGTCGCGGACCTTGACATGGCCCAGTTTAAGGGCCATGAAGAGATACTCGACGAGGTTACGCAAAAAGTCCACACTCTGAAAGAAAAGATAGGAGACGCTGAAGCAGAGGTTGAAGAAGCTTTATCAGACCTACAGTCTGTCCTCATCGATATAGTAAACGAAGCTGAAGACTAGGAGCCCATAATGACTGAGACAAAAAAAGCTCTCACTGATATTCTCCAAGAAATGCTCGATTTAGTTACTAAGCTTGAGCGTACTCAGTATGAGAGTCACGCAGAGATGATCACCAAGATTAGCGACAAGGTTGACGAACTTTCCGATACGATGATTGTAGCTGAAGATGACGTTAGAAGGTCTGTTTCAAGTTTGGAAACCGCCATCCTTGACCTTCTCAACGAAGTTGAAAACTAAAACACTGGACGCAAAGGACGGAGGTAGAAATGCCACGAAAAGACGCCCTCGAAAAAATACTTGATCTGGCCACTGAAGTTAAGGAAGTTCAAGACGATTTGTACAGCAATATGGACTCTTGTCTTCAAGACTTGGCCGTAGCTAGGGAGAAAGTTGAAGATTTAATTATAGAACTAGAGGACCTCCTCCTAGAGCAGTGGTAGGCGAGGAAGAAACTGACTAGGAGCTAACTCAATGACTGAAGCAAGCCGGACGATAAGTGTGTGTCCAGGAAGGGTACCAAAGGACTTCTTGTGTGAATTTGTCGATGTAGGAGCTTGCCCCTTCTTAATGACCGAAGATGATGGCAAAAGGGTTTGTACCTTCTACCATCGATACTTAGAGAAGGAGCCATTAACCAAGTACACAAGAAGGTTGCCTGAGTGTATACACCTCACCTCCAAGGAATAACTCATGACCCAGTTCATTATTGACCACTCACAATACTACCAGTTTACCGGGATATGTCCGTGGCACTGGTACGAGAACTATGTTACCAAACGTGTACGGAGACATCTTGGCCAGCGAGACGACCCTTTATGCATAGGAGCCTTAGTCCACAGTGGGCTAGAAAATTTCTATGCTACCGGCAATTACGAGATAAGCGAAGAGGTCATAAAGGAGTTTGATCCAACTAAGGATGCCCTGTTTATGGCACACCTTCTGTTAGACCAGTATACCAGCAACTACACTAATGACCCCGCTGCCAAACAATTCTCTGTGGAGGAGCCGGTTATCCGGCCTATTACCAAGGACTTAGCGTTGCTTGCTAAGGTTGATAGGTACTTCTATGTGGAGGAAGACGTGGAAATGCCTACGGGTTGGCAGGGCGATACGACACTTCTCACTAAAGGATGGTGGATCAAAGAGCACAAGACAAAATCCAGTTATGTCCCAATGCCCCTTTACATGAAGGGGTGGCAGTCGAACATGCAAGCTGACTTTCAACTCCTAGCCCTTAGTCACAAGATCGGGCCTATCCAAGGATTGCTGGTGAATGTTCTTGAAAAGCCCAACATTCACAAACCAAAGCGAACCTGCAAAAATTGCAGGGTTATTCAGCCTTTCGACGCTTACACAATTACTCAGAAGGGCAAGTACAAGTGCCAATTGTGTGGACATGAACAAGACTTTGCTCCAGTAAAAGAACCAAAGTCCGCCCCCAAGTGCAACTTCTACAGGTTCGCAGTCACCAGGACCCAAGAGAGACTCCTCAACCAATCTCTACCGGAAATTATCAAGGTAGCCGACACAATGATGACAATGATGAAAGAGGGTATTAGGAGTGTTCCACCATGGCGGCCCAACTGCTCTACGTGGAGACAGACTTGCCAGTACTTTGAGCTTCACAATACTCAGGATGCTGTTATTCCGTCTTCACACCCTGAATTCGTTACAGTTGACCCAACTGCCTACATGGGACTCTCCTAGAAAAGAGCACAACAATGACCCACAAAAAAGATGTCCTCAAACTAGCCAACAAAGTCTCTTCAATATGTGACACCACCTACAGGTCAGGGCTGGAATCCATTGACCAAACGCTTCAAGACCTGTCAAATATAAAGAAGAGCCTGGAGAAGAAGCCTGAGGAGCCAAAGGCCATTAAACTAGCTCAGGCTATTGAATGGTTTGTGACCAACATAGACTGGTTCAATGGCTGGCTTAGCGACAATCTTGTAGAGGTAGGAGGCGCTGTCTCAAGGCTGCGAGAAGACTTAGATAAGATATAACTATGCCTAAAACAAAGTTCTTCGACGAAAAGTATGCCCTTGGAAGAGAGGTATTGGTTGGCCATGCTGATGCTCTGTCTTCTATCTTGGAGCACCTGGAAATTTATGCTGCTGGTCTAGGTGACAATACTAGACCTGTAGGCTCTTTCCTATTGGCCGGCCCCACGGGCTGTGGCAAAACCACCTTGGCTAGAGCTGTAGCCTATGCTCTCCACTACGACAGTAAAAAACTTCTAAGAGTCGATTGTGGGGAGTTCCAGCAAAGCCACGAAGTAGCGAAGTTACTTGGCGCACCGCCGGGCTACTTAGGCCACAGAGAATCTCCTGCTTTGCTAGGCCAAACTAGGCTTCAGCTACAAACCTCGGAGCACTCTCCAATCTCAGTTGTCCTATTCGATGAGATTGAGAAGGCTGCTCCGGAGTTCCATGACTTGCTGCTGGGCATTTTGGATGCAGGCCGCCTAACCCTGGGAAACAACGAAGTAACCTCGTTTGCCTCTTCTTTGATTCTCATGACCTCGAACCAGGGCGTCAAGGATACTTCAACAAAGCTGAAGTATGGATTCACTCCAACCACCCTTTCCGAAACGGCAAAGAAGTCAATAATAAAGGCTTCCATCGAAAGATTCTTCTCCCCGGAGTTTAGAAATCGCCTTGATGGCATCTTGGTAATGAATCAGTTGAGCCGAGAGGAGGTAAAGGATGTAGTGCGTCATGAGCTAGCTGCTGTGTTCGACGGAGCTCCTGTTGATGTCTCGATTGATGAGACTGTACTTGACAAAATCACCGACTTCGGGTATTCTGAAGAGTTTGGTGCCCGTCAAGTGAAACGCATCATCGAGCAGAAGCTAGTCCATCCAGTAGCTCGCATCATACTGAACGGCGTTAAGCCAAACCAAGTAGTCACCATTACGACGACACCGACAGGATTTTTGATCAAGACAACTGAACGAGAGTATGGCCAGCTTGCCGTTGGCCAAAATTCGTAACAAAAAGGAAACTACCTATATGAGCAAGAAACTGTTTGCTGGCCTTCCAGTCCATTCAACAAGAGAAGTCTTCGGCCCGAACACCAAAGTTTGCATGATGGTGTACCAGGCCCCCAAGCGTGGCAAAACCACCTTTGCTGCGTCCCTGGACAAAGTCACAAAGAAGTACGACAACAAACCGACACTGTTTGTATCAATGGAAGCTTCAGACGGTGGCGGTACGCTCTCTCTCAAAGACTTGGATATCGACTATGTCCAACCTAGAACAAGGAAGGAGTTGGACGGAATCATAGCAGCTCTTCAACGTGACACCTACTATGGCGGCGTAGTAATTGACTCTGCTTCGGAGTACGTAAAGCGCTTCCTACAGCCTTTCGCCCTTCAAAACACTTTCCCAGGAGCAAACTACTACCCAACCCGTCAATACGGTGTTCCTGCTCGTAACGATTACCAGTTCATGGGAGAAGTAGGCCGCATCTTCTTCAACAGACTAATCGAACTAACCTCAACTCCAGACTTGTCGATACGAAAACACTTGATTGTCACCGCTCTAATCAAGGAAAAGTTTGACGAGAAAGGGAATCTGTATCGTGTGTGCCCGGATCTTCCAGGCGCAATGTCTGATTCTGCTACGGCCATGTTTCAGACTGTAGCCCAAATTGGGGTAAAGGCTCAAGCTGTTCCTGATCCAAACGATCCTACCGGGAAGAAGCGGAAACGCGTTCACATGCACTTTCTTCGCATCAAGTCTGACGGCGTGGAAATCCTGGATGACCGCACCGGGATCTTTCCGAACAACTTCCCACTCACAGACCTTGACGGCAACCCGGTCGGGCTTGACAAGATCTTCGAGGAGTTCTGGATTCCAGCAGTGGAGAAAACGACGAAAGAACGACAAGACACTTGACAACAGCGAAACTTTGTGGTAGAGTAAATGACAGCGTTGTACAACGGAGAACAACATGGATCAACCTTCTACATTTGAACACCTTAACCTTCCTGATATCAATCCGGAGTTCGAGCCTATTGAAACCGGGATCTACAACCTTCGCATCATGAACATTGAGCGCCGCCCTTACTTCTACAAGGAAGATGACCCAAAGGTCATGGCTGGTGAAGCAATGGCCGGTGATGTGAAGGGCGACAGAATCCCTTACAGAGTAGTCATCATCGATCATCCTACACTTTCCGGACGTTCTATTCGGGGCACATTGTGGCCCCGCCCTGCAACGTTCAAAGCACTTCGGCGTATTGCCGATGCTACGGGAATTGAACAAGATGGCGACTTTGACGATTGGCTCAAGAAACTCGACACCACTAAACCTTGCGTCACTTGCCAGGTAAGAACTACTGGCGAAGGCGAAAACGTTGAGGTTTCTGTGAACTGGTTCGAAGTCCAACCCTACACAGAAGCCTCTGCACTCGAAGAGCCCACAGAATGACAGCGTTGTGTCTCCTATAGGGAAGGGGGTAGGGCTTAGCCTTACCCCCATTTTTTTCAAGGAGCTAAGATGTCTGTAAGCACACACAGATGTGAAGTAGTCCCAATCATACTGGAACCTCACCCAAACGCAACCAATCTGAGCATTGTCAAAGTCTTCGACAAGTACACGGTCTGCGTCAGGACCGAAGACTTTGCAAACGACAACAAGGGCATCTACTTTCCCCCGGACTCTGTACTTCCCCCTGGCTTCCTGAAAGACGGCAGAGTCACTGTCAGAAGATTCAGAGGCGTGATGAGCCAAGGCTTGCTAATGCCCTTATCAGCCTTTCCCTCCATTCCTCCGGAAGCCCCAATAGGCAAAGACTTTGCCAAAGTTCTAGGCGTAACTCACTATGAGCCTCCACCACTAGTAGGCAAGCCTACCGCTGGAGAGCCTCCACCGTTGACCGGCCCAACCTACGACATCGAAAACTGGCACAAGTACGCATCCTCTTTCCAGGATGGAGAAGAAGTAGAAATCTCGGAGAAGATCCACGGAACGAACTTCAGGGTAACTTGGCAAGAAGCCAAAGACGGCACTCCCAAACTCTTCGTTGCTTCCCGCCATAGGTGGATAAAACCTCCTGAAGACAACAAAAAGGATGCCTACCACCAAGCCCTTGAAGCAAACCCTTGGGTAAAAGAACTTGCCCAAAGATACCCCATCAAGATCTTCTACGGGGAAGTTTTTGGCATGGTCCAAAATCTTCACTACGGAGCAACCCCCGACAACCCTTACAAAATCGTACTCTTCGACATCTACGATCCTCTTGACATGAGGTTCTTGAACCTGGACGAACGCAACTCAATCTTGGGCCTTGACCTCCAAAGAAGACCTCCAATCCTTTACTTCGGCCCATACTCCACCCCTACTGTGCAAAAGTACATAGATGGAAAAACAAAAATCGAAGGTGCAGACCACCTTCGTGAGGGAGTAGTAATCCGTCCCGTAGCCGAACGTTCCAACCTCAAACTTGACAGAGTCATTCTCAAGGCAGTAAGCCCCCAGTACCTCGAAGCGCAGAAAGGACGAAATGCCAAAAGTTGACAAGGCGCTAGCCCCCTTCTTCGACCCCTCAGTAAGAAGCGAACTAAACAAGAACAGGCCTTCCTTCTGTGCAAAGTGCCCAATAGCCCACGTCACACTAGGCTACATCCCACCCCACAAAGGAACTAGGCCAGAGCTCTTAGTAGGTGAAGCTGCCGGTGAAGACGAAGTTTATGCTGGGCAACCTTTTGTTGGAGGGGCAGGCCGCTGGTTAAACTCCCTTCTACGAAATGCAGGCCTAGACAGATCTATCTTCCATATCATTAACGTAATTGGGTGCCGCCCGCCAAAGAACATTTTTCCCGGTGATCCTGACTGGACCTTCACACCCAAGGAAGATGCCTACGCGGCTCTAAAGTATTGCCGAAACCATCACCTGCTCCCATACCTCAAGACCCAAAAATGGCAACGCATAATTGCTTTAGGCAACAAAGCCCTGAAAGCCCTAACAAAGCGAGAAGGCATTCACACTTGGAGAGGTTCCCCTCTTCCCCTGGACTGTGGCTCTTTACACTCCTCCAAGCCCCTAGTAATCCCTACCATTCACCCCGCCGCTCATGCTCGTGACTCTAAACTTTTCTCGGTGTGTGCCACGGTAGACTTCAGAAGGTACCCAGCAGTTCCCCCAGAGAACTACAACCTTGCCCCAACCATAGAAGAAGTAAAGAATTTCTCTCCCAAAAAGTTCGCTTTCGACTTTGAGTGGGACCCCAACACAGGCGAAATAACCCTCTGCGGTTTGTCCGCCAAACCTTACACTGCCATTGTAGTCCCCTTCGTCGAGCCCTACATCCAAGAACTAAAACGCATATTCGAAAACGCAGAAGCTCTCATCGGCCACAACATAGTCGGGGCTGACAGTCTCTACTTCAACGCACTAGGATGGGACGTAAAAGCCAAGTACATCGACACAATGCTCATCCAGCATTTAGTTCAGCCCGACTTCCCCCACTCTCTCGCTTTCGTCGCCAGTGTATTTACAAACAAGGTAGCTTGGAAGGGCGGCTCCTCTTCCCACAAAGACGAAAAAGGAAACATCGTCTTCTCTTCCCAACACAAAACTTGGAACCAACCCAGCGCAATCCCAAGAGAACTGGGCGGCTACGGCGGCTGTACCTCTACCCAAGAAGCCTTTGCTCTCTACAACGCCAGAGACACTGACGCTTCCCTTCAAATTTCAAAACCTCTCCAAACCCTCTTAGACCACTACAACATGCGCCACGTCTACACAAACGTGTCGATACCGGCAGCCTTTATATGCCGAGACATGAACAACAGGGGCCTCAAAATAGACAAGACCGCCCTCGTCAAAATCAGGGAAGAGTACACAAACCAAATTGCCTCCCTGGAAGCCAAGCTCCCTCCCGAACTCCGCCCCTACACAGAAAAACACAAGAAGTTCACGCGCATCCCTGAAGACCGGGCTCCCTGGAAAGCCAAAACAAAAATCTGTAAAGGCTTCGTCAAAGACAAAACTGCCCATGACCCCACTCCAATCACATTTTTGAACCCCGCTGCCAAACCCTGCCCAGTCTGTGGACGGATGATAGAGCCTGGGGTCATGAAGAAGGCAACTCTCATTACAGAAGATGTTGAGAAAGTTGTACGTCCTTGGAATAGCCCGGTTGAGTTGCGCAAGTACATTGAGGCAAAAGGGCTGAAAGCGAAGCTTACACCTTCGGGCAAGATAGCAACCGACAAGTCGGCCAGGACACTTTGGGCTACCAAAGCCCCTGAATTCATCATCCTCGACCAAATCAAGAAGACGGCTACTCTCCTCAACACATTTGCAAAGAACGGCCTTACAGAAGTAGACAGAGTCTTTTTCTCCCTCAAGGTCCATGGCACGAGTGAAGGCCGTCTCTCTTGTTCCGGCCAACGTCGAGGCATAGACCCCAACATCCAAAACCAACCAAAAGAAATTCGCAAATTGTTCGTCCCCGATGACCCATCCTTCAGTTTCATCACGGCGGACATAATCCAGGGGGAGAACATGCTGACCGCCTTTCTAGCTAACGACACAGACAGGCTCAAGCGCCTCCACACTCCTGGCTACAACGAACATGAAGACATTGCTACTCGGGCCTTTGGTGTTCCTGTCCGCAAACACGGAGAGAACTCTCACCTGTACAAACTAGGCAAAATCGTGAACCACGGTAGGAACTACGGCCTCAAGTGGAAGAAGACCCTTGAGTATATCCACAACGAAGGCTACACCTCGATAACCGCCCAAGATGTAAAGAGGATGATTCACATTTGGTCAACTGAACTCAACCCCGAGACTGCTGCTTGGCAAGAACGAACCATCAAACTTGCCCAAAGACAAGGTTTCCTAGTCAACCCGTTTGGCCGCAAACGATGGTTCAACATGGCCCGCATGGAAAACAAGGCGCTGGCTTTCTTGCCTGCCTCCTCCCTCGCAGACATAGTCCTCAGAATAATGATTGCTCTCCACCCCGAGCGTTTTTCAGAAGAAATTGAACAACTACGTTTAGCAACAACGGCAGTCTTGCCAGAAGGCTGGTACCTTAGCATCCAAGTCCACGATGAGCTGGTTGTACAAGGTCCGGACGAATCCCATGAAGAAGCAGCAAAAGCTCTCATTGCGGTAGCTACACAACCTTGGCGTGAACTTGAAGGCTTCAGGCTGGGAGTAGAAGTAGGCTACAGCGGGAAGGGCCGGTCATGGGGAGACTGCCAAACCATCCACACTATAAGAATGTAACTTAGGTACAATCAGAATGACTGCCAAACACAACACTGACATCATCTTCGGCGATGAAGCTACAATAGTCTCATACAAACTGTCAGACGAGGCCATTGATGTGTTCGAACCACTCTCATACAAAAAGGAAAGAGAGCGCGAAGTTTTCGACCTGCTCGGACAACTGTTTGACGTGATCGACAGAGACTACGACAAAGAAGGAGCATCTCCGGTCCTACTTGTCGATGGCCAAGAACTCCCGGAAGACCTAAGCGTCATCCTGAATCGCCTGCTGGACGCCTATGAAGACCTCGGTTGAGTAGCAATGTGGAAAAAGAAAGTCTCCATGAGCATTCACCTAACGTGTCCTAGACATAGGCGGTACAATCCTGCTACAATGGGAGAAGGGGCGATACGTGGAGGATGCCCAACATGCTTGGCCATACTGAGCACCTACAAACACTACAAGGACCTGGTAGCCTCCCTTGAAGCTACCAAAGCCCAAATCTCAAAAGCAAAGCTCCTTTACCAAGGCCAATGAATGAGACCATAATACCAAAAGACAGCCAAATACACACGTTCCTCGACGGTCTCAGTTCCCTTGAGGCACCAACCTCTTTCCTAACCTTGGTGTGCCTCAGCTCTTTAGGAGTCAGCCTTGGCCGCTCACGCTGGATTGACCAGGAAAGATGGAAAGTCTTCCCCAACTTGTCCATCTTTCTTGTAGGCCCTTCCGGCATAGGCAAAGATACTTCAATCGACGAGGGCGTCAAACTCCTAGAGACCTTAGACGTTCCAGTAATTGCAGGCAGGACCGTTGAGTACATAGGCACTAAGCTAATCCGCTTAGGAAACCCGGCGGTTGCTGCAATCGTAGCACCAGAGGCAACCGCCTTCTTTGGAAAAAAGGAGTACCAGAGCGGCAAGATCGAATTCATCACAGAACTTCTATCAACAAAGCCCAAAGTAGACTTTTCAACCCAAAAGGATGGAGACTCCTACATCCGAAATGCTACTGTGTCCTGCATGTTCGGCTCAACAGCAGCTTGGCTACAGACCAACATGCCCCGTGGTTCCATGGAAGGCGGCTTTTTCCCTCGCTTCGTTGTAGTCCATGAAACCGCCCCTCGACAGTTCGTCCCCTGGGTAAAGCTCTTTGGCACCAAAAAAGAGATTCTTCGTCGGGAAGCTGCAATCCAACACTTCTACCGATGGGCGCAAGAAGCTGTCTCAGAAGCACGGAAAACGCCAAGAGCAGTGCCTTCAACCAAAAAAGCTATTGACTACTATGCTAATTGGTATTATAATAGGTTTAGGTACTTTGCTCCGTCCATGCAGGAATACGCCAGTCGCGCCAGGGACCAAATGCTGCGGTTGGCTCTTATCGTCTCTTTCACTAGAGACAAGAACTACATCGACGAGCATGACATGGAGTGTGCTGATAAAATCATGAGGTACACATGCTCCAGCATAGAAACCGTAATCAAGCCCATGTCCAAGGAGGGACAGTGCCAGCAAGATTACCTAAAGGCCCTTCCTGCCACTCGTGCAGGGGTGTTTCGTCGCCTGCGCAAAACCTATGACAATCTCCAAATAGTCAATGCTGAGAAAGTTTTGCTAGCTGCAAAGCTTATACAGCTAGACCCGAAAACCAAGAAAGTCATTCAAACATGAAACATCTAACCTTCAAGTTTAAAACACCAAAAGTAAACATCTATCCCTTCACGGACTGGCATGTTGGGTCCAAGCAATGCGACTTCCAGTTCATAGAGCACATGGTCAACCGTGTCAAGAACGACCCCATCGGATACTGGCTCTACCTTGGTGACGGAGGAGAATGCGTAACAAAGTCTTCGAAAGGGCGTGTCCACGAGCAAGTGTACGATCCTGGCACCCAACTAAAAATCATCTACAACATCCTAAAGCCAGTCATGACCAAAGGCCTTTTCGGCATTCGTGGAAACCACGGAGACAGAATCGACAAAGATACTGGAGTCGAGTGGGATGAAGTCCTTTGCAGAACCCTCAACTTACCTTACGCTGGCGTCTCAGCCATGGTAAGCCTTCGCTTGGAAGGAGCTAACAATCGCCGAACCACAACCTCTCTCTATGCTCACCACGGTGTAAGCGTAGCTACTACGCACACCGGCAAAATCAAGGCAGCTACCAAGCCAGTAGCCTTCATTCTAGCAGACATAATCCTTACCGGCCATAGCCACGGTTGTGGAGAAGTTTGGCCCCCTAACGTCTATGCAACCCTCAAGAACGGACGGGTAAAGTGGATCTCCTCAAGAGTGTTTGCTTGTGGCTCAGCCTATGACGGACGCACCGGTTACGCGGAAGAAAAACTGTACAGCCCAATAACTGCCTCCCACGTCATCCTCCACTTATCCCAAGCCCGAAAAGGCAAACACCTGACAGTCTCAATCACCCCCGAGTTCGTCCACGCTCCTCTATCAACCTCCAAAAAACTTGGCGTAGCCCCCGACTACCTTCTAACAGAAGACTAACAATGAAAAAACTTTACATCTCTTGCTCAAAGATGACCGGACAAGTAGACATCGACAGCAACCACAAAATCATAGCTGCTCCTCCAGTATGGAGAGTCTTCATTGGGCAGCCATTCAAAAACCTTTTACAATGGCTGAACCGCTTCGGACCAGTCGCAGCCTCTAAAATATGAGAAACAAAGTTAAAATGACTACACACGAAAAGCTCATGCGAAGCCCAACGTACCGCCGACTCTACTATGTACACGGTGCTGGCATTGATGCTGCAGAACTGGTGGCGCGGTTCTTGGAGAAGGAAAACTGCGGCAGAGATTGGCTTGGCGAGCAACTGACACGGGACTACGGGATCAGCGATGGTAAGCAGGTTGTCAACAAGCTTTTGTCTCGTGGCGAGGTTTTACTTCGGGATCTTGCCGCCATGCTGTACGAGCTGGGCTACGAGCTGAAGCTCAGCGCGCGAAAGATAAACGATAAACAAGGAAAGATAAAATGAGCCTTCACAACACCAAAGGCCCTCGCCTCCTAGTTTGTGGCAGCAGAGCCTGGAAAGACAAAGCCTTCCTACACCAGGTCCTTACCAACATAGCCCAAAAAAGCGGAGGTCTCTCCTTCCTCATTGAAGGTGAAGCTGCCGGTGCCGACACAATGGCTAAGGATTGGGCCAAACAAAACCACGTCCCAATACTAGCCTTCCCAGCCAAGTGGTCAATACACGGGCGCAAAGCCGGGATGATACGCAACCGCGAAATGCTGACCAAAGGAAGGCCCACTTTCGTATGTGCATTCACTGCAGGCAGCACCCTAACCAGGGGTACAGCCAACATGGTAGCACTTACCAAAAAAGCTAAGATTCCCCTAACCATCTACTACGAAAAGGAACCAACCCATGCAACCTAACTCCTTACAAAAGCCTCCAATCCTTGTTGGCTTTGCAGGTAAAGCCGGAGCCGGTAAAACCTCCATTGCCCATGCTTTAGCCCGTCGCCTAAAGGAGCGCCCACAAACCTCGACTTGTGTTCGTAGCTTTGCCGACGCCGTCCGTGACGAGCTAAGAGACCTCTACTTCGGAAGACCCCTTAACTCTCCTCCATCTCTCAAAGCTAAAACCATAGCCGCCGCCATTGGTCAGTACTACCTCACCTTGAGAAAGAAAGACATAACGGAGCTACTCTACATCAAGCCTCCTGCCCCTCTTGTCCGTTGGCTTCTTCAATGGTGGGGCACCTCTTACCGCCGAGCCCAAGACCCAAACTACTGGGTAACTGCCTTCTTCACAAAAAGCCGACTCTTCCTACCCCCTGTTAAGAATCGGTTCATCCTCATTGACGATGTCCGCTTCCCCAACGAAGTTGAGGCAATCCGCCGTCACAACGGCAGCATCTTTTGGGTACACAATCCTGCTCCAGTTCGTTTCCTTACCGGAAAGCAAGCCCGCCACCCTTCCGAAAACTCTCTTCACCCCTACTACTGTGACTTCACAGTTACTACCGATCCACGAACCGAAACCTCAGCAGACACTGCCAACAAAATCCTCCCCATCGTCCTCAGCTTTGAACCCCGCTGCCAAACTCCAAGCAGTGCAGGAAGTGCTCCCGTAGTACTCAGTACTGCTGCTCCTGAGGTGTCTCAAACCTCCAATGTCGAGCTCTGCCCAACTGACGAACTGCCTCCAAGCAAGCAACTATCGTTTGCCTTCAACGAAAAAGGAATTGAATGCCAATAAAGGCGGTAACACTATGCTGATTACACTGGACATTGACGGCGTTCTTGCCGACACTCCATCCTACCATCCTTGGGAAAACGGCGGTCGTGACCGCTGGCTACGGGACCTGCCCAATCTCAAGAAGAGGTGGCCTAACGCCATCCATGACATACTGTATCCATCTCTGTGGCTACCAGACAATTACAAATTTGCTTTAGTGTCCAGCCGTCCGCCCGAAACAACAGACGACACACTAGACTGGTTAACGGGCAAAAGGAACATGGACTATGAGACAGCTATGTATACTCTGGGTAACGATAAATTCGAACTACCACTAGTGGTATGCACAGGGAGCAGACAACGAAAGATCCATGTCCTAAAAGAAATTCGCCCTCTAGTCCACTTTGACGATGACCCTCGTGTCTTTCTGGAGGCACGCAAAAAGACAGAGGGCGGACTTTCCCAATTCCATGTAGTCTACGTGCATCACCCATCTTGGGATGACTGGTTCACCAAAACGAACACAGACCCCATTCCAGGAATTACCACGTGGAACGAGGCAAAGGCCATCATCCTAGGAGAACTCTAAGAGGAACAAAGACATGGAGCAAACCAAAAGAACCGTTTTGACTTTAGAGGAAGTGACTCGCGTGCTGGGAATATCAAAGGCCACAATGTACCAAAACTGTCACAAAGGATACAACCCACGCCCAATACCAAGAACAAAGGGCACAAGAGGAAAGCCAATCTTCTTCGACGTACCCACTGTCGAAGCCCACATAATAAAGAACCTAAAGAGATGGAAAGCTCGATACGACCGCCTCCAGCACATGAAAACTCACGGCCCATCTCTACCCGAATATATCTTCAATGAAATGTACGGCACCGACCAGCAGGAGAATCACCATGTCACAAAAAAGTAAATCCCCCACAGCCCGAGAGGCTCCGCCTCCCGTCAAAATTGAAATGTCCAAGCTAGAGGAGAAGATCTTTCAGAAGTACTTGATTTCCATTACGCTTCTGGAAGCCAAGCTCAACACTCTAAAGGAGGGATTCGCTGACTTCTGCCACTTAGTCAGCAAAGGAAAGCCGACAACCATCAGAAACGACGGCCTCTACCTTACCCAGGACGCAAAAAGTGAAGACGCCCAAGAGTAAGGGTTTCTCTCATTCTCTTTGCCCACTTGGGCCGCCGCTTCCCTGAGTAGTAGTGGGTTGCCCCGTTAGTCGGATCATACTCCCGGCTTACCAGGGCAACCCACGAAGCCGCCACGCACTCTCCCCAAACCTCTTCACCTTCCAAGGAATCCGCCAACAGCAGCTTGTCCCTGTTAGGATCATTCAGGTTAAATACCGAGAACTGCTTCGGCTGAAGCACCACCTCCTTGATCGACATACGGCGCTTCTTGCTCCTGTTCACAATGACATGAGCAACACAGATCTTGGAAAGGAACGGCTCCCCTCTTGCCTCTCCCCACACAGTCATAGGCAAAAGTACCAAGGGTGCCTGCTCTTCAATACTGAGGTCTCGGTTCGGACTAACCATTTCTCTCTCAAGTTTCTTCGGTATAGCCACCTCTGCTCCTTGCCTCACTGCCAGGCAACAGGCAATGGCTCCTACCATCACTTTGGTTCTCATAGTAAACGGCCCCAATACAAAAAGAGTGGCTGGGATGCCGGTTCTACATCCCAACCACTCTGTGTTTGGCAGCGGGGTTATTTTCAGTATACTACACTAGGGGAAGTTTGTCAAGGGCCTGGGCGACTTTTTTCTCACTTTTTTCGAGGCCACAAGATAGTCCAAAACCCTCTCGGCTCCGTCACGCAATGCCCCAAGATTGGTTCTGTCCGGAAACCGCTCCGGAAGCTTTCCTTTTGCTTTCGGCAGAACCGTGTACAGGTCTCTTCGCAAAGCTTTGCTACCCACAGCCCTGGAGATTCCAGCCCGAATTTCGTCGTTGCTGAAAGACCGCTGAATCTTCCCCCGAACTTTGTCGAGGATGACCCCGCTGCCAAACATCTCCTCCATTGACATCTTTTCTCTAGAGGGCTGGAGAGAGAAAACTTCCTGGGATGTCATGTCCTTGATTCCCCTGGCCAAGAAGAGTTTGCGGAGGTTGGCCATTAGAGCTTCTCCCTCCGGATCAGTAAACAGGGGCTTTGGGCTCTTGCTTGGCTCCTCTACGTTGTCCTTCTTGGCCTCTATATTAGTGATCCACTCTTGTATGACCTGCGGATACAAGAGGAGGTGTTTAACGTGCATTGACTCTCTCCAACTCTAACTGTAGAAGAGTGTCTACAGTCTTCTTGATGTCTTCCAGACTCTTCTGAATGCTCTCGTTCGTGGTAGCATTCCTTTGGACGTTTTCTCTGATTTGGGCGCGTTGCTCCGAAGCTCGTATGATCGCGGTTGTAGACCAAGATGCCCAAGCACTAATGAGCATTATGATGATGCCTACAAGCATCTTCGAGTCTGTTATGTTGCGTAAGCGCCCATTCAACGTCATTTCAAAGTCTCTCCTATCTTCTCCCAATCTATGTGGCTTGGAAGGCCCTCCTCAATGAATTTCTGGAACATCGGCTGCATGACCTTGGGGGCCGACACCTTCACTGGGGAACCTCGTTCCTCTTTGGCAAACACTTTTGGAGCTTCCAAAGCAGCCCGGTCCACTACGGCTTTCCTAAACGGAATGACAAACTCTTTCATTATGAGCATCCTGGCTAGGGGGTCCGGCACGGCTCTTAGCCCTTCCCGTAAAATCCTGGCAAGGGCTGCGTTGGTAGTTTCCCCGTTTTCTTGCTTCCGCCCAAGGACCTCACCCATGATGCGTCTTACCAAGGCGCTTGCTTCCTGGGACTTCCAGCGGCCAACCAAGTCAGTTGTGCTAATTCCGAGATGCGAGAAGTACTCTTCCAAAGGCGATATTTCTTGCAGCGACATCCCGGTCAATTGTCTGAAGCGCGGCCCAAGCGTTAGTTCAGCACTCTCTTTCACTGTAGGTTCCTTTCCTGTCATGTCAATGAATGGCGGAACCTTCGTAGCTATATCGACTTTGCTTTCCCTCACTTCCCCTGTGTACGGATCATACTGCTTAGGAAGCAAGGACGGAGCAATGTCATTGAGCACGGGGCCGGTCAGTTCCTGGCCTGTCATGTCCCGAACTTCCGAGTAGGTCTTTCCAAGACCGACATCAGCCAGCATGTTCACAAAACCACGAAGTCCTAAGAAAGGCATTGCCAGCGGCTGCCCGGCAAGCCTCTTGACGCTTCGCCAAAAGCTGTCGGGATTGTCGGTACTTATCTGCCGCACCAAGTCAGTGAAAGCAAAGCCAAGCTGATCTTGTAATCTACGAACCCCAACCAAAGCATCTGAAATGTCACTAGGGCTGATCTTTCCTTTGAAGCTGGCTCCTGTAGCCGCGAGACTAAACGCTTTTTGCAGAAACATGAAGGTCGAGAAGGGTTGAAGTGGCCTCACATCCCAAAAGATCTTGTTGCCCTCTTTGTCTTTCAAGCCTGTCCATACTTGGTAGTAAGCCGGGCCAGCCAGCGAAGAACCTTGAATGAACTTCGCTGTACCAAGCATGATGATTCCATCGACGTGTCTGGCCCATTCATCAAGGGCTCTTCTGGACAAACCGACCGTAGTGCGCTTTCCAACAAAAGCGTCCAGCTCTTGTGCAATCCGTGTTTTGGCGAACTGGCTGTAAGCCAAAGGATTGCGCTCATTCATCCAGGTGTACAAGTTGGACAGAAAGCGAGGAAACCAAGGCCCTACTCCTGCAAGGGGAAGTGTTCTGTAGGCTTGCAAAACATGCCCGGCAAAAGTGTGTTGAGGAGGAGTTGCCGCAAACGTGTTCACATGCGCTTCATGTCTGGCCCTACTAATCACAGTCATGTCGGTTTCAACTTCCCCTCCAAGCCTTTTAGCAAGACTGTCGGGCAACACTCCAAGGGCCTCGTTCGGGTTGACTTTCGCTTCCAACAGCCTTATGGCTTCGTCCGCCTTCTTATTCAAGTCATCAATTATGTTTTTTCGGGCTTCGAGAATCCGGTTCCCAAGCTTGTAAGGGTCCTTCATTCGCTTCTTGAAGCTTTGAGCCATCTTGGTCACTGTCTCATCAGCCATTTGCGGAATATCTTCTTCCTTGAGCTTCTTGAGTCTAGCCAAAGCCTCTTCAGCATTGCGGAACCCGCCAATCATGGTGGTGCGTGAGTCAGTACGTCCTGCCTTCAGTGCTTGCCAATAATCCTCAGCCCCAAGGTAGCCCCTTTCACGTGCATATTTTTCAACGGCCCGCACAAAGAATGCCCTGCGCCAAAAGAGTTCTTGCGTCATGTTTCCTATGCCACCAAGGTCCACTATCGTGTCCATGATGGTAGCTCCCTGCTTGGCGAGCCTGGACATAGGGCCGTAAGTTGGGTCTCTGTTCAAGACAGTGACTTTCTTAATGAAGTTCTTCCAGTAAGCCTTAGTCATGACACTGGCTGGTTCAAACTCCATTGAGAACGTGTGCTCCAGCTTGGCAGCCTCCTCTACGGGAAGAGCCTCCATGATCTTGTCATAGACATTGTAAAGGGGTTTGAAGTTCTTAGGGTTCTTCACTATGTACTCATAGGTGTTCTCCCCTGTCTTCTTGCCCATCTTGGTAAGGGCGAACTTACCCAAACCGTAGGCCTTGACACTTGCCCCATGTAACTGATGAATGATATTGGTGATGTCAAAAAGGGTTTGATGAAAAGCCTCTGACGGAGACAGGGGTCTTGCTCCTCGGGTTACAGCATCCTTCATGCTCTTGGTCCATATTCGCAAATCACCCAAGAAGTCTTCCCATGTGCCCACAAGATAAGCCCCGCCTTGAACACTGACGTTACGGGCAACAGTAGCGGGCTGGGAAGTAGCTCCACCACGAGTCCACTTCAGGCCAAACTTTCTGTAGAAGTAGTTTATCTTCTGGAAAGTCCCCATGTACTTGTAGTTACGGCTCAGCGCCTCTTTCAGCCCTCCAAGAGCCTCAAGAGCCTCGGGGTTCCCAACCAAAACCTCTTCCAGCCCCTCCAGCGTAGCCTTTGAAATAGCATTCAGTCTAGCCCCGCTCTTACTCAGACTGTCCTCAATCAAGGCTGCAATTGCCTGAGCTTCTCGGGCGACCGCCTCCGGAGACATGCCAGTGTCCAAAGTTTTCCGCTTAAAAATATCAGCAATCGCCCTCGGTCCAAGAGCCTCCGACCGAACAAGATCAGCAAATATGTTGGTCTTTGTGAGGCCAGTTGGTTTACCGGCAGCCTGGGCAAGCTTCTTAGCTTTCGCTTGCTTCATCGCAACATTGAACAAAGTCTCCTGGAACTTGTCAGGATTCGTCTTGTACAAATCACTGAGGCTGTTCCCCAGCTCATTGAAGATCTTGTAGAGTTGGGCTGGTGTAAGGTCCGGTATTGTACTAGGCTCAAGCCCTAGCTCCTTGTAAACATCAACGAAGTCCTCTACTGTCAAAGGACCGGCCCCTGCATCCTCAACCTGGTCGGCGATCTTCCGAACTTCCGGACTCAGCTTAGCTTTGTCCACAGGAGTCTTGAGGTCAATTACGTCCATTGCCTCGTCCAAAGTCGCCCCTGCCTCAGCAACAGTCTTTTGCCCTTTTTCAGCAGCCTTCTTCAGTTCCCTTGTAGCGGCACGTTTTCCAGACGCTATACCCTTCTTGGCGGCCTCCAATTCAAGGGCTTGCTGCTCTTCCAAGAACCTCGACTTAGGAATATCCAGAAGAGCCGGGTGTGTCACTTCAATGTCGGCCCGCCATTTCCCTCTGGCCCAATCAGTTCCAGCCTTCGCCATCCAAAACTTGAGTAGGCCTGTTGTAAGGTTGGCTCCCCACTCCTTCGGAGTGAGCAGTTCCTTGGTCTCCGGGTTTCGTCCGGTCGCCAAAGCCAACACCTCCCGAAGTGGAAGAAAGTCTTCGACGGTCTTCCACAACCCCTGTTCAATGTTAATGTGAGAGTACGGATCGTCCGGGTCCTTGGTCGCCTTAATGTTGTCAACTAGAGGCTTCAACGTCAGCCCATAAGCCAAAGCGTAAACCTTGGTAAGGTCCTTAAAGACCTTCTCATACAAAGGGGCGTTTGGCCCATAGTCAGGCTCGGCCATCTTCCATACCATCCCCGCAAAGTCCGCCACAGGGGTCAAAAGCCCCTTAACCCCCGTTTCAATGGGATGCTTGGCCGCCTCCCACGCAGCCCTTAAAGCCCTTGGCTCCACCGGCAAGTCAGAGACATCGTAGCCCTTCTTCCGAAACTCGGCAATCATATCATCAGAAAAGTACACTGTCTCCGGGGGCTTGCCAAGAATGTCCTCACCTTTCAGAGAGCCGTCCCGGTTGAGCTTGGTCTCGGCGTCCTCACCGGTGTGAAAGAAGATTTTCCCAAGCTCATTGACCATTCTCTTGGGCTTCTCAGTCACCACATTGTTCCAATAAGACAAGTAGGAGAGAAGCTCCTTGTCAGCGGCTGTCGGCTCAGTTGGTGCAAAAGGTGGGAGCTGCCCCAAGAAGGTAGGAACCTGCTTCACTGTACTGAGCAGTTCATCAATGAATGAGGAGTTTGGCGGCGGGGTTTCAGGCTTCGGCATCTCTTATTCACCTTGGAAGCGCATCTTCCCCATCATGGCGTCCATGAAGTCTCCTGGAGTAATCCGGGTTTTCTCAAACAAGTCATGCATGAAGATTCCGGCTTCCCGCTCCGTTATTTTGCCCTTCCTCATAAGCTCGCCTACAGCGGAACCGATGATCTTGTTGTAGTTAGGGTCTTTGGGGCTGGGGCTGACCATTGAGAACACTAACTGCGACACCTTCGGCAATACCTCGTATTTCTCAATTTGAAACTCAAGTATCCTGTTTCGGTTCTTGAGATACTCTACGGATCCTGGTTGCGCGGTGGCAGCCTCACTGACTTGGCGAAAGATGCCCAAGGTGTTTCGGACCTCGTCCATCGTCATCTTGCCTGTTTCAAGTTTCTTTGTCAGTGAACTGACGAATTGGTACATATTGCTTGGGCTGAGGGAAGCCGCCATGGTACTTGACAGGATGGCAAGGCCGATCTTCTCTCCGACAAACGGCAAAACGGCCGCTACCTCCTCGGGAACAGCCCCGGTCTTAGCCAAAGAGAAAGCCTTAATTTTCCAGTCCGCTTCAGCAGCCAGTTCAAGCTGGCGTCTTTGACGAATTGCCTGCTCCGTCTTCTCTTGAGGCTTAGCTGGCCTGTACCACACGCCATCTATGGAATACGCTCCAGGAGTCTCAGGCTCAACTCTGACAATGTTACCTGCTGTAACCTCTTTGCCGATGTCAAGCATGAGCTTAGATTTTTGGTCTTTGAGATTTTGGGTCATTGCCTTGGTGTAGTCAATGGTAGCCTTTGTCCGTTTCTTCTCAAGACCAAAGCGCTCTTCCTCCAGCTTGGCTTGCCTCTCCCGGAGCGAGAAGGTTTTTGCAAACTCTTCGGCTCTTTGCTTGCGGTCTTTCTCCTTTTCGGCGGCCTCGAACTCCCGCTGCTTCAGTGCTTCTGCTGCCGCTGCTTGCCGCTGAAGAATCTTTTCTCGTGCATCGAAATATGGAAATGGAGAAGCTCCCATGATTATCCTCCTTAGGGCTCGTTCCCAAACATCAGATTAGACAGGCTCTCAAAGGCCGGGTCAAATTCGCCCATGCCCATTCCTTTGGCAATGTTGCCAGCAAAGTTGCGCCAGAACCCGCCCGAGGCAGCAGAAGTCGTTTGGCGCTCTTGAGCTTCTTCCTCGGCGATTCTCTGAGCTTCGGTAGTAGTAGTCATTTCACGAGCTTGCTTTTGGGTGCCGGTACCGACTTGCCCAATTGGAGCACGTCCAGTAAGCCCGGTCATCAGCGAGAAGATCTGGCCTAACCCCGATCGTCTCGCTAACTCTTCCTTCATTGGAAGACCGGAAAGGAAAGCGGCCTTTGCTCCGGCCTCTCCCAAACCAATGTCGGTCAACGCCTGGACTGAACGACCGGACCCAAGAGCCCCGACACTAGCCAGCTTACTGAGAATCAAGTCTGAAGCACCGCTGTACTGTCTCCCTATATCTTGGAGCTGGGACGCAATTTCCCCTTCTCCATAAATCGGTTTTTGGATGCGCGTATACTCTTCTGCCATCAATGGGAGCAAACTTCGCCGAAACTGGGCCATCAAGGGGTCCTCGACCGGAAGCATCAAGTTCTTGAACATCGAGTCCAAGAGGGATTGCCCTCGACTGGCCTCCTTGCTGGACACAGTAGCCTTCTTGCGGCTCTCCACTGTTTGAGTGCTGCGGCTAGGCCGACTGCCGAACAAACCCCCTAAAGCACTACCTATCAAGGGCTTCGCTATCCCTACCAGTGCTGACGCCATCTTCCTCTGTCTCCTTTTTGTCTTCTCTTATTATACCAAAATGCACGATATTGATTGGTTTGCCCTTTATGGTTGCTGCCTTCAAAAAGAACCCATCTTTGTGCATACCTACCTTCTTGGCAAACTCAATGGCCCTCTTGTTAAAAGCAGGAATTGCCGCGCTTACTCTAAGAGCTCCTGGCTCTGTCTTAAACACTTCGTCAATGGCAAGTTTGGCTGCTTCCTCCATAAGGCCTGTTCCCCAGGCCCTGCGGCTTGACGCTATGTGAGCATACAACGAGCAAGGCGGCATCGGCTCGAACATTACAAACCCGATAATCGGAGCCTCGTGTCTAAGCCCTAGCTCATTGTTCTTGTCGATCACCCCAAAGGAGCGACAGAATGGAGAAGTGTTCTTCATGAACTCTATGAAGTCCTTCTCCGATTGGGGAGACCCATCGAGAGCCGTAATCATCTTCGTCATCTTGGTCCATCGCCAAAGGCGACTGTATTGCCCTTCAGGAAAGGGCTCGATTATATCTACGGTTGTTCCACTAATCACTCGCATTTTCATACTCTACTATGCTAAAGGCATTTCAACCTTGAAGTAGTTGCTGCCTACTCGGGCCAGCCAATAAAACTTGCTGTTCGCAGAATCCCACCAAAAAGCTCCTTCTCCATCCGACAAGGTGGGCCTGCTAGAAGCGCCGAAGTACCTGGGCTTTATCTCACCACTCGAACCAATTACATTAACATAGCTACTGGGGTAGCTCGTGTAGATGTTCAAGCCAGTACAGCCAATACCATTGTTAGTTGCAATCCCACCCCCAGTGAACTGCCTACTGGTGTTAACAATCTCAATACCATCCATCTTGTAGACATCAGAAGTGTTAACATATCCAGTTGCATTAATATTGCCTCCAAGGGTAACATTATTAAGATTAGATACATTACCACTGGCGTCAATAACGGTGTTAACGCCAAGCTTATAAACTCCAACAGTTGGTTGGGCTGCAATTGACGCTGCTGTAAGCTCACCTCCAATGGTGGCATCCCTATAGCAATAAAGACTATCGTTACCAGCACCAGCCCCAGCAAATAAGACGACCCTCTCAACATTATTGGTATCTTTTAATGCAAGTCTACCTGCATCAGTAGCAGTATCAAGATACAAATAACCGCGTGTTTGGGTACTTCCGTTGAATAGGGAAAATCCAGTAGGTGTAATGCTACTGGTATACGCAGGTCCAGTAGAAGCCGATACTCTAACCCCATGATAAGCTCCGCCGTAACTGCTATGATCTATGGTTGTCGTAATATCGTTGGCTGTAAGGGTAAATGTGGCACCGTCAATGCTAACATTGCCGGTACCGTCAGCATAGATCTTTGCACTAGCTGGGTCGGTCCCGCCAATATAGAGTTCTTTAAACCAACCCCCATAGTAATCAACCGAAGATATTTGCCTATGGCCGATCCAACCAACAGTCCCAAGAGCATCATATACCCAAACACTCTTCAACACGAAGTTGCCGTTGGCATCGGCAAACGCCTTCATGTTGGCCATAGTACCGTCCCCGCCAAACAGCACTCTCTTAAACCAAGCCCCTACGTAATCCGTGTCGCCACCATGGTCAGCAGAGTCATCACCGATCCAAGCAATTGGGTTATTCGCAGCATCATAGATTCGCAGGCGGACCGGCATGTCATTGCCGCCATACCCAATGTTAATTTCCTGCGTCGTCAACTTCAAAGTCGTAACTGCACCAGCCGCAATGTGGTCTTCTTTGATGGCTTCGTTGAGGATCGTAAAGTCTACGGTGTTTCCAAAGATGTCGGTGTCGAAGTTGAAAGCCTTCGTCATATCGACGCCTTTAATAGTGAAGCCTCCAGGGACTACCTCAAACTCCTCGTCATTGTACCGAAACGCTTTCCCCAAGTTGGGCCGGTGCAGCTTCGCATAAAGCTCCTTCATGGCTTTGTCAATCTCTCGCCGCAACGTGTGCAGATTGACCGCGTCGTATTCACCGGCAGGGTTTGCCAACTCCTTGAGCCTGTTGTTGTTGGCTGACACATCACTATAGAACGTCTGGTCGGAAGTCACGCCAGCCAGACGGTTTATTTCATTGATGACGTGCAGCCTCAACTCATCAATATCTTCGACATATGGTACATTTGCGGAGAAGTGCGGTCTACCCATTGATCAAACGCTCCTCACCCACCAAAACTTTCTGCTCAACCGGCGTACCAGGGACAGTCACTCGACTAAAGCCCTTCACACCAACCCGCATAATGTCGAGCTCACTCTTGTACACTTCAAAGTTCTCCGAGCTCCACAATCTAACCTGACAAATGCGTGCCCTGACTCCAGGAGGAAAGCTCATGTCCGACAGACGCTCTCTCCCTGTCAAGGTGTGCGTCTGTGTGTGCGTACTAGTACCATCAACGTCCCACACACTGGTAATAGTAGCCGTTCCCTCCGCTTCAGCATCCAAGTGCCAATACCGCAAAAGGTCAAGGGAGGTCGCCCCACCTACCTTCTTGTACGTCATTGCCCATTGTTTCTTACCAAAGGGCTTCTCTTCAGCCTCCAGCCGAGTCTTGTAGTGCTTAAACACGCCCGAAGCACAATTATACCTGATTTCTACAGCATGGCCTGCCTGAACAGTGTGCAAACCATCCAAATCAAGAGCAACACTGAAAACCTTACGAACCCCGCTGCCAAACGTTGCTGTGCTTATGGCTGTGCCATCCAGGTAGGCTGTTCCTGTCACAGTTTGGTTGAGGGGGTTGAGCTCGGCCAGCCAAGTCTTTAGGTTTGATTTTGTGGGCAGAGTAATGATTTCCGTGTGTTTGTCCACCCTGTCCGGCTCAGGCTGACCCTCTACCCATGTCTTGTAGTGTTTGAAGCGGCCACTAGCCACATTGTAAATAGTATAGCTGGTGCGCCCATACGTGTCAGCAGGAAACGCATTCACAAAAGAGGTTTGCCCAGTGCCGGTGTAAGTGAACGTGCTCACTGCCGTCCCATCAACGTAAGCCGTCCCGTACACAGTGTTCCCAAGAGGATCTAGAATACACTCGTGCCTCTCGAATCTTTGCTCGTTTCCGGAAATTTTGTCTGTTACATAGTTGGTCCATCTGTCCGGCTGTGGCCGAAGATGAAACCACGTATTGTAATGCTTAAAGGTACCCCCGGAAGCAACACTGTACAACACATAGACAGTTCTGCCGTAGGTCTCAACGGGGAGCTTCCATGTGTAGGACTGTCTCTTTGTGCCAGTAAAAGTGCCAGTGCTGACAGCAGTGTTATCGACGAAGCACGTCCCGTACACTGTACCACCACCTGGGTTTATGTCACAGTCAAAGGCGTCTACAATATTCTCTTCAAGGGACGTAACGTCGGTCTTCCAGGAGGTGACTGGAAGAGGCTCGTTTTCAGCGGCCATCTGCGTGTCCCACACTTTAAACTCGCCATTACCAGTAAGAGTGCCATACGCTATGTTGCCATATGTCTCGTTCGGGAAATTGTTGACAAACACGTGCTGACCGCTCGTCGGGCCGGTGAACGTACTGGTCATTTTGGCAACGCCGTCAACATAGCTGACTTTCGTCACCGTAGAGGTTCCTGGAATTTCGATCTTGGTCAAGTCTGCAATCCAGCGCTTCTCCCCATCGTTACCGTTGTTGAAGTAGTCAGTCTTGTAGTACTTTACGCGGGGCGGCTCAACAAGGGCTTCCCAACTCACCCCATACACACAACAGTCCCCATCAAAATTCCTCAACCCACTAAACTTAAACTGCAAAGAGTTCCCGACCGTCCCGTGAAACGGCAAAGTGTCCCACGTGCGCTCTGCACTGGTAAGGGTGCCCAACGTCATGGTGGTTGTACCATCAATGTACGCGTGGACAGCGACCCCTGTTCCCTCGTACTCCACCTGTACATTCTCCAGCACAAGGTCGGAAGGAGTTGTCCACTTCTTGGTCTTGACCAACCACGAAATGGGTGTAACAGTGCCGTCAGGCGTCGTGTCTTGCGACGCTCCTTCAAGCTTGAGTATAGCTCCATTTGAGGAGCCTGCAATCACCTCTTTGTTAATAGCGTCCCAAAACAGTGAATAGATCGAGAATGGGTACGTGTACCACCACACCCGCTGACTCTTAAAGTCTATTACAAACAGAGTCTTTGGATATTGATCGGTGCCGGTCGGTACCGCCAAGTATAGCCTCTCATCGCCGAAGGCGGTAACAGCATTAAAGATGTAAGAGTTGATGACCGGAATTCTGCCCCCTTTCAGTGTGCCTGGGTCAGTAATCTCCACACCCTCCCATGCATCCTTAAGCGCCTCGGTAATCCACCCAATCGATTGCTCAATGCCTTGCCCCGGAATATAGAAGTACAGCCCATCAAATCCAACCAGAGGAATTCCGTAAGGAGTTTCGATTGCAGAGTTGAAGGCCAGGCTCCCTCGACGTGCCGCTGTCTTGTGCAGCACCCAGTCTTGTCCTCTCCCTTCAAAGACATTTCCATGCATCTCATAAATCGTGTCCCTATTGACAATGACTAGGGTAGATGCCCAGGGAATGATTGCTCTGATTGGGTCTCCTTTGTGACTTACTGTGGCACTATTGCCGGTAAGGATAGTGTTGGGCTTTCCAGGCACCGTCCACATCAACTCGTTAATGTGGCCAAGAAATATTCTGTTGAGGAAGGGCTTGCTTGCAACAGTTATGTTGTTGTAGAGAGCGGACAAAACCCCTGTATCCAAGGGCCGCCCCCGACTAATCGCCGTCACGTCCGTTATGTTATGGACTGCGGTGGTTGCAGTGCCGGTAACCGTCGCCACTGCGTAAGGCTGCTGCATGTACCCGCCCTGAGCATACAATATTCTGTGCGTGTAAGGAGTTGCTGGAGCAGTGTCGGTAAATGTTGCGGTGGCCTGAGCATACTGCATCTTCACTCGACCACTCACAGGGCTTGGGGCACTCTCACTAATAATGTTACCGTCAGAGTCCTTCTCTACCCAGGTCTCCCAATATGCATACCCCACATTAGCATCGTTGAGCGGGTAGTCCTCGGCCCCTGATATGTTGAAGTCGGTAAGCTCAACAGTGACAAGGTCCCGCGCTTCAATAACGATCCGAACCGCCCCAATATTACTCCATGAGCCGCCTTCCCCAATCAATTTAAAATCCGGTCTCATTGTTTTCCAGACCGTCCAAGAGTCCTTGGCGGCAGCCACATGGGACACAGGAACCCGAACAGCGTCCCTCGCAATGCTGACCATTGCCTCGCGCTGGTCGGCATTCACCGCTGTCCCAGTGTCGCTCTGCAACAGAGAGTCCACGAGAGTCTCCGGGTCAGCCAGACTCTTGTACTCCAACAAAACATCCATTTCAGTGTGCCAAAAGTTCGTGAAGGTTGCATCCCCAATAGAATAGTCTTGGGACACCTTCACGACCTTGGCAGGATCGCTGATTTTCAGCGATACTCCATGAATGCCATAATCCCCTATCGTGTGTGTGCCATTAACCGACAAGTCGCTAGTGCCGGGAACGTGCCTGAATTCGAGCCTCAATGTAGTGGCGTCAGTAGTCCCTGTAGATGTTCCGGAAGTTGCTCCCCCGTCTGTACCCTCCTCGACCGTCATTGTCGAAACTACGGTCAGTGGAGTAAGAGTAGAACTTCCGATTGTAGGAGCGCCAGACGGAGCTCCCGGCGGCCAAGGCACAGCAGACCCGTCAGTATCAACAGCTACAGAACTGCCTCCAGGTGTAAGAGACACATATACTCGGTTCCCATACGACGTAATGCCATTAGCATCATTGAGCCCGCCACTCTGCACCAGGCTGAACGTCCCAGTGTAGCCTTGGTACAAATCCTTCCCACTAATCGCAAACACCCTGGAGTCACTGCCCAAACCCAAGTCATAGTGTCTGTACAACTGGGTGACTGTTCCGGTTCCGGCAGTGTACCGCTTCCAACTCCCCCTTCTCACACGTGCCCCGCCAGCCCCCATTGCAAAGTCAACGTTAGTAGCAGTTGCTACCTCGTCCTCAGCGAGAAGATGCTCGGCAGCACGAGAGTTGACTTTGTTGAACACAACCAAATGCTGTTCTCTTTTCACGCCTAGCTCCAACTCTTAATTACTGATATAGCTCCACGCTGACCAACAGTATAGTTGGTTACTGGTCGCAGCCGGTTAAAGCGAAACTTCCCTCTCCTGTTACGTTGATGCTTCTTCCACTTGGCTTTTTCTTCGAGGGCCTCCGCCTCCCACATTCTAGCGAACAAAGGAAGTGTATTCCTGACCAACCTGGAGGCAGCTTTTAGCTCAATCGCTCTCTTGCAAATAGAGTTCAATGCTACATCTTCCGTGCCAGCCGCAATCTCAGCAGGCCATGGAACTCCCCTAACAATGAACTCATATCGCGCATCCGGTACCGGCCAAACACGAAGAACGTTCCATGACACGGGGACAAACGCAATAGGCCGGTCAGCCGTCTCCCCCTTCCACGTACTCGAATACCTCTCCAACTCGGCATACGTGGTAGGCCAATAGTCCTGCCCATTATAGCTGATTGTTTGGGGAATCATCACGTTGCTGGGAATATTCATCCATGGATTCCCCGCAGAGCAAATACTGGTCCCAACGACAACACTATTGTGGTCCAGCGTATACTCGTCAAACAGCGCGTCATTCAAAGCATCGTAAATATGGTCCTTGGTCCAGAACGTCGCACCACCGGCTTCCCCCAAAATTTCCTGTACATCCGTAACAAGACTCATAACGCCCCCTACGTAGAGTATCTGTAGCTAGCAAACAGTGTCTGCCCGGTCTGCGGAATATACGCTGCAACGAACGTAATTGTGCTGCCACTAAGCGTATAGTGAGTGTCTTGCTTCAGCAACACGCCATCCAGAAACAGCTTCAAGCTGTCTGTTGGGCTGGGGGAGTGAGTGAGCGTGAACGTATCATTTGAACCATTAATGGTCCCAGAGGGTACCTCATCGTAAAACGCCAAACCAGAAGGCCCGGTAACAATCACGTCTAAACCTCCAAACGACGGACTAACAAGTCTCTTCTCGAAGTCTTCAGCCTCAACAAAGCCTGTGTACAGCCTCGGGAAGAACTTCCTTTTCACTTTCTTATACTTCAGCAAACGCTCCTTGAACGCTGCTTTGTAGGCCAAAGCCCGGTTCATGTCCGCTGTCGGCCCATTCCGAGCATAGGCCCTGTACGCACAATAATCCACGCAACTGTACCGCGTCCACGGAGGAAGATTACAAGTGTCCGTGTCAGTGGAAAACGACAGCTTGACCGGGTACTCCAAGGTAAGTGTGCCCGTGCTGTCGGGAGGAGGCCACAACCCGAACTCCCCTTCCGTCTCCCGGTAAACAACAGCAGGCACTCCCCCAGTAGTCACATTTCGCCAATCACGCTTAATAATACTGAGCTCCTCTGTAGTGAGTGGAGAAAGTAGAGTAGCCTCCCAATATACAAGGCTGGGCCTTAGTATATCAGTGGCAATGTCGGTAAGAGTGCAAGTGCTGGAAGAAGTAGCGTATGTCGCGGTTCCCCAAACAAACTCAAGCTCATCATTTACCTTGTCTTGCCAAGCATCCAGGTAATTGTTAAGCTCAGAGTCAGTCCACCAAGCTCCCCCGGAGTCCATCAACTCCCTACGTACAGCCGCCCTAAGTTCGCTCCGCGTCCATTGTAGTGCCATGCCTCTTCATTATAGCACAGTCACCCCTCAAATCGTCGATGGCCTTGACTATTCTCTCGGCTGACACGCTTCCCATAGCACACAGCGGACCGGTAGCCAACACCTCCCCTTTCTCATCTTGAATATTGGCCAACGGACAACTATCCTCACTATAATGAAGCTGGTGGCACGGGTAACAAGGACACCCTTCCGGCTCCAGTGCCACGCAATTTTTCCAGTACTTCGTCAAGTTCTCCCGCGTACTGTGAGACAAAAAGACAATCTCAGGCGTGTCAAAACAAGCAGCCGCGTTTGTCAGCGCCGTCTCCGGCCCAATAACCAGATCCGCCCGCTCCACCAGAGCAAACACCTCCCTCAACGTTGTCTTCCCCGTAAGATCAATCGCCTGTGAATGCACAAACGTCACCCGGCTGGCTCGCTCGTCCCCAACCATGAAAACCCTCGTCTCAGGGTGCTCATTCAAGTATCGCCCAAGAATAGGACCAAGCAAAGGATTATACTTGTGATGGCTAGTACCGGTCAAGGACACCACAATATTAAACGTATCGTCCGGCAACATCCGCTTAGCAAACCTGCGCTCCTTGGCCGTCAAGTAAATCTCCCCGTTCCTTCCCCTCACATGCCCATATGACCCCGCTGCCAAACTAGCATCATAGTAGTTCACATTGCACATCTTGTGCCGCCACTCTTTAGTTGTGTAGAAGTCTCGTCTACCCTCGACCTTCAACAGTGTCCCCTCAATACTCTCAGAAAGATTCACGTACTTATCGTATTTCTTGGCCCAATACGCCCAGTACTGCCCAAGCTCCCGGTTAGGCACAATGTTGCGAACCTGCGGAACTATGTTGTCCACATTGGGATTGTTGAACAGCACCGGAATGCTCGCCGTTGAGCCATTGACGGTCACATAGTAGCCGTCCTCCTTCAAGCACCTGAGCAAAGGAGTGACCATAATCATGTCCCCAATGGCCCCCAACCGGCTCACACACGCCCGAGGGAGTTTGGCAGCGGGGTTCTGCTTCAGCCCAAGCCGCCCCCGAAGCCGCTTAAAAATAGCGTAGACTATGCCGTCTTTGACGAACTGGTCTTTCTTGAGCCAGTACCCACACTTGGAGACAACTTCATTGATTTGGGGGAGGGCCGAGGAAGGGTCCGAGAAGGACAGAGCAAGAATTAAGTTGCCGCCTACACGTAAGTGTCCGGCGGCTTCAGATACAACAGACTCAGTGATATCAGCACCAACACTGCCCAGTAAAACAAAGTCGAATCTGTCATTTGCAAATAGTGAAAAATCGCCGTTCTCTACCGGAAAGGCAAAGTTCTGTTTGGTACGAGCCTCCCTGTTGTATATGGGGCCGGTACCGTACAGCAGCCCCTTACCTCCCATGTATGCAGCACTATGGTAAACTACCCACGGCGGCAGCCTAGAACTCTTCTTCTTCGTCAATGGGCTGCTCATAAGACAACGTGAAGTAGAACCTGTTCCCTTCAGTCACTCTCCGGCGGTTGCCCGAGTGCGGCTTGGTGTGCTTTGCGATGTGGAAGGGGTGGAACGGAACAATATGGTTGTCTACGGCACAGCGAAAATCCAGCGCCTCAATGCCAGCTTCCTCCAGGTCTTTCCACAAGGGGCAGCCCTCGGAACGGGTTTCCATAACGACATAGATACCCAAGCCGACATCGTCCGAACAGTTCCTCATGTGATTCTTGATGTTCTCTACCTTGGGAATAATGCGGCTATGGCAAGCTACATTTGCGAAGTGGGTAGGATAGTAGCTTTGACAAATGATTTCCTTTGGCCAGATCTTAGCCTGGTAAAGGGCCTTCCAGTTGGTTTTGGTCTTTCTTGCAGGTTGTTTTGTAGGCATACTCACACTGAGTATACCACAAACTTCTCCATTTGTCAAGAGAAAACGGCCCTTTCGGGCCGTAAGGGGAGACCTCCCAAGCAGCCTAGACCCTTGGGCAGCCTCCACTCTCACTATACCACAAACCTTGACAAAAGTCAAGTGATAACCTACTCAAGGGCTTGCACCAAGTTGAGTAGGTAGAAAGTGGGCTAGGAGCCAGGATGCCCCAGCTCCTAGCAATCTAAGGCTACTACTCGTAGACTTCCTGGGTCTCAGCCCAAATGTCAAAGTCACCGAGGCTATCGCCGGAAGCGGTAGCCGTCCCAGTGATTTTCACAGTTGGCTGAGAGTCTGCGTCAAACACAGCGTTTGCACTAGTGACTGTAGCATCAAGAGACTGATCAGCAGTTGCTGTCGTCAAAGTCACAGTTGCAAACGTGTCTGTCCCATTCAAGAACGAAGCCACCAGAGCAGTAGCTTCTGCGTTCGGAATGGTTGTGCAACGCAGACGGAGCTTGTTAACCTTGGTTTTGCGGAAGAACTTCGGAAGCTGCTTCACAGCATCTGCCGAGCTGACAGTTGTGCCGCCCGCAGTGCCGAAGTCTACTGCTTGGCCCCACAGGTTTACCTGCCGTGTGTAATACTTCTGGTCAGGGTATGCCATAATTACTCCTCCTTTCCCTACGCACTTGTCACGTAGACAATGTGCTGCTCATTGTCGGCAGAGTAATCCCACACAATCTTGAAGCCAAGCAGGGCGTACCACGCCAAGCCCAGGTCTCGATTGTAGTCAGTGGAATTCTTCACGCGAATTTCCTCCGGAATAGCCACCGCCTCATAGACGTTGTCCATCCCGAAGAAGACGCCGGAGCCGTTGTCGCTCCCACTACCGATGGTATTGGAGAAGTACCCGGTTTCCTCCACAAACCGAGTCTGGTAAAACTTACCAATCTCGCCGTTGTGAATGTTACGGGCAAATTCACCAGTATACTTGCTCACATCAATCCAGCCACCAGTCGCGGTGTCGGCCTGAAGTCCAGCAAGCAAATTCACCGAGCCAACGCACACATATGTCCCACCACTATACTTGGGAATCTTCTTCCGCTTCATGAAGTTCACAATGGAACGAACATTCGCGGCAGTGAGATCCGCCGAAGCAGTAGCAGTGGCGGTACCATCAGTTGTGATCGCCACTGAAGCAGTGCCCACGTTGACGGCAATGAAGTCAGTCTTCACATACTCGTCACCGCAGCCATTCTCCAGGGCAGCCACCATGTCATCCCTGAGCTTGTGCTCAGTAACGGACGAGATCGAAATCTGCCCAAGAGCATCAATCTTCAGGGTGTACGGAACGCTATTCACTCAGCCCGCAGCTTTCACTGCGGAGTGGACTGTCATTTGACTCTTGGAAGCTAGCTTCCAACGGAGTCCGTGGTCTTCAGTCTCTGACACGCCTCGATGGTTGAGAGCACGCAATTTATCCAGAATTTGCAGCTCAGCTTCACTGTACTGTTGGCCTTTAGCAGCCTGCGAATTGCCTCGGCTTTCCACAAAGTCCAGTACAAGCTGAGCCTGCGCCAACTTGCCGACCAGGTAAGGCTTCACGGCCTCCAGCACTTTCTTGCACTTACTAAGACCGCTGACCGTAACCCAAAAGCAAGCCTTCTTGCGCTTAGCAGGAGACTGTACCTTAACATAGGGGTTCACACCGAGCCGACGCATGATTGTCATAGTAGCGTCAACAATCGCCCGGTCTGTGTCGGTTACAATCACCTTGGGGCTCAGGCCCATCATGCCATTCAGGCGACGGTTACCTGACCTCTCTAAGGTAATCGTCCCTTCCCCATCAATCAATCCTGCCAAGTATGCCATCTCAACCTCTTGCATATGCGGGTTACCCATTGTTACATCCATCGAACTGTTCCATCAGTAGGGGCCGATGGCTTTAGGGCTTTCCTGCAACTACCACGTAAAAGGGCAATCAATTCAGTTTACCCCACTCATCAATAGTTCCCGTACCCTGACCAACCGTAAAGTTGGTCTCCGGCATGGTAGCCGTTTCAATCAACGTGGTACCCTGCGTAGCAAGGTTCCCGACTTTGTCAAAAAGCCAGGTGTCTCCACGATTTTTGCCAATGGCCTCTTTTACGTCCACAAAGCTGCGCAGTCTCCACTCCGGCTGCGCCACATAGCGCAAACGATCCGACAGATACGGAACCGCGCCGATGCCTGTGCCTCCAAGAGAGCCAACTGACCATGTTTGTCCTGCCATAATTCATCTCCTTTGGTTAAGTTGCTAGCCCATCACGTTTCGCTGCCTGTTGTCTCCGCAAAAAGATATAAGCTTCGAGAGGGTCTTCCGGCACTTCTTGCTTCTTCTCCTCTTCCTTCTCGGGAACCCGAGGAGACGAAACCTCCTGTGGCTTCATTACCCCTTCACTGATAACTTCCTGCGTTCTAACAGTAGCGTCTTTGGCACCAGAGGCGCGGGACTCCTTAACAACATTATTCGCGCTGTCCACATAAGCCTTTAGCCGTTCAACATAGAAATCGGCAAAGTCTTTGTGACTCCTAATCTTGCCTTCTTCTTTCGCACGAATGATATCGCGCTCAATAGCGGAATTGAAAACTCCCTCAAGATTCTTCAAATGGGGATTTTCTCGCTTAATCTCGTCGGTAAACTTCTGCATTCTGTGCTTGGCTTCAAGCATCTCGACTGTCTGCGCCATGATAGCCTGTGCCTCAGAAGCCCTCTTCTGAGCATTCAACTCATCAATGCGCCGAGCCAGAGCACGATCACCTTCCTCGAACTTGCCTTCACGATAAAGCTCTACCCAACTCTCTTGCTTCTGCTCCTCGGCTGGCTGCGGAGCTTCAGGCTCATTAGAAGATGCTGCCGCTTTGAAGCGGGCAATTTCCTCCTGCTGTGCCTTGATCAAAGCCTCCACTTCAGCCAACTTCCGAGCAATTTCCTCCTCACTACGCGGACCAGTCGAACCCTCGCTAGCCTCCGGGGCCTCCTTCGCGGACATCTCCTGGTCCCTGTCAACCGCAGACTCCTCCTGCGGAGCCGAGGATTCCTCTTCCTTAGCTCCCTCCGTGCTCACAACAGGCGAGTCTGTCTGACTCCCGTAGTACTTTTCATAAATCTTTTCGCGGGCGGTCTTCTCTTCCACACCACTGTTTTCCGGTTCCGTAACCGGTGCTTCCTCAGTGCTTTCTTCGTTTTTGGTGATATCGTTGTCTGGCATAATGTTACCTCTATATTATACTATCTGGGCTTCTCCTGCGTACTTAGCTTACCAAAGGCATTAAGCTCCTCAAAAGCCGTAGCTCCATCCCGAAGGATATTCTCAATCAGCTTAATGACCTCGGTAATACCTTGAATTCTAGCAGCTACTTGCTCCTTCGTAGCTCCTGTAGTCACCTGCAGACCCGAGCTCAGCACAAGTTGCGGGAGCAAAGTCCTAAGCTCATTCACCTTGGCCTCCAGCCTGGGCTTGATTACATCCACCCAGCCAGCGTGCTCCAGCAAGTTAGTGACAAGATCAGCGTCTGCAATAGCTTTCTTCTGTCTCTCAACCCTTGTCTGCTTAGTCATTTCTTACGAGGACTTGGAGCCTGATGTGCAAGGTTCGTGACCACGGCAATACCGACAACAGTAGCCGCCATCACGACCATCTGGACAATCCGCCCCACTTCCGTCTGGAACTCCATCTGAGAAATCCAGTACAAAACAACCCCAAGTGTCGTGTTCATCCCGACTGTCTTGCCGGGAGACAATACCTTAAGAAGCTTATCCATCATTTATTCCTCCTTTTCCGAGGCCGGTCGAAACTCTAGAACCCCGCTGCCAAACTCTCCCCACCCCTTGTAGTTGGCGGGGACGAAACGGTACTTGATGGTGAATGTTGGTTCAATGTGGATTTTGTAGCCGGTGTCGTTGAGCCAGACTGCGACCTTCACGATGATTTTGTTGTCGGCAGGCAGAGTACGCCTGATGTGACGGTCGAAAGAGGCACGTCTGGGCTCCTGGGCTACCGCGTCCTGAATGTAGACCAGAGTGTTGTCGGAAGCTGGGAAAGCACGGGTTGAGCCTTCAGGCTCAGTCGTCTGTAGCCCAAACAGCACTCCGGCAAAACGGCCTGGCTCCACAATTGCCGGGCCAAGGCCCCCTGTAGTCGGCCATGCCACTAAGTCACCTGAGACCTCAAGAATCTCCACTCGGGTGTTTGGCAGCGGGGTGAATTGTAGCGTCCATGTCTGAGCCTTGGCCATGCCCCACGTGGAAGGGCGTGTATCTGGGTCACCTTCAAGGTTTGTCGAGAAGTTGGCGGTAACCAAGCAGGGCTTGAGTGTTGGTTCACAAGCCAGGCCGGTGGCCGCAAAGATTGTTGCGATACATGCTAGTTTGGCGAGTCGCATTATTTCTTCTTTTTTGTGTGCTTCTTACGCTTGGGCTTCCAACCTGTCTTACGGAGAGTTCCGTAAACGTAGCGGTCCTCGGCTTCTTTACGGGTTTCGCCTTTTCTTCGGCGAAGCTTCATGTACTTCACCTGTCGTCGTAGCTTTCTTTCCAGTTCTTTTGGCATAGTCTTGCCTCTCTATTATACCTAACTTTCGCTTTGTTTGAATTCACCAGTCAGGACTCTGTCATATTTCACCCTTGGTGTACAGTTCCTCGAAGCACTCCATGAACTGCCGGTATTCCTCGTCGTAATTTGGTGGCGGTTTCAGCCCGCGATCCCTGGAAACCTTCGCCGCTGTCTTCATGAGATCTAGGACAATCGGATCATTCGGGTCGACCCAGCCCGGCGGCTTCTTCTCGCAGCGCAGGGATAGCATGTCCAGATGTTGCGCTAGGTCCTTCCAGTTCCATGGCAGGGCGTCAACCAGTTGCTTGAGTTTGGCGTTCATTGGACAGTATCAAAGGATTGCTTGTGCTAAGCTGGCGTTCAACCCATGCACGTGTCTCTGGATGTAGCAGCATCTTGTCTTTGTTCTTTAGGTACCAAGCACGAGTGCCTGGTGTTCCCTGGGCTAGACCGGCACCGATCCAGTCACAGAGCATTTCCAGGCGAGCTTCACGTGACATGGGCAGCACTTTTATTCCACCTTCATCCTCCGGTAAAATCCACCATTGCCAATGATGATCATTGCGCTTCTGGTGGAGGAGCCAAGCGAAGTCAAACCTTGCATCACCAGTATCAGTAGGTTTATAGTAACCTGTCTCGTCCCGAACAGTATGGGCTTTGCCGTAGAAGTAATTTGCGTATGGGAGCCATTCACTAGGAAGGAATTTACTTAAGTCATGGGTCAACCCGCGCCAAATCAGGCCATGCTTCCAGCACTCACGGAGCACGTAATATTTGTGCCGCAGTACATAGTGTAGGTATCGTAGGTGCTTTATCATACAGCTATTCTGTTTTGCCTCTGGTTCCTTTGAGGAAGGCTTCTGCTTGGTTTAGTAGTTGTTTTGTTTCGGGGTCTTTGTGCTGTTGTCGAGCGAGTTCGTCGCACAGCGCTTCAATGAGGGAGACTGCGTATCGTGAAGCCGTTAAAGGCACAGAGCAGCCGCAGCTTGGGCAAGTCATTGCTTCTGCCTCCAAAGTGTCACGTGGAAACAGTTGGCTAGTAAGAAACTTCACTCCGGGGCCTCCACCGGCTTCAGTCCCTCCGGAATCCGTCGCACAAACCGCACATTGCCGCTAGCTTGATCCAGCTCCCAAAATGCCCGCAGAAAGCGCCGGTCGCGTCGGCCATCTCTAAAAGCCGGGGCGCAAAGCTGTGAAGCAGCCTGGATCAATGCCTTGCCGCGCACCAGGAGAATTCTGTCTCCGCCACTCTCGCTGATGATGTTGCCCTCGGCGTCCTGGACAACCTTGCGCGGTGCGGCAAATGTCGGATGACTGAACGCCGCCACAAGTCGCCCCTGAGGATCGCGGAACAGCGCCGGCGTTCCAAAGGCAAGCCCTCGCCCGGCTGCACAATAGCGCCGCAATTGTCTCAGCTTCTCGGCAAGTTCCGTGGCGTCTGTCGGCCTGCGGTAGGCAGTCCAAGCGCTGTCGGTTGCCGGAGCCTCTAGCGGCTTCAATTCCTGTCCGTACAGCGCCCCAGCGGTCAAAATGATGACGAACAGCACAGCGATCCAAGACGCCGCTACCATGAACAGTTCGCACCAATGTCTATCGTTTCGTTCAAGTTCGATCATTGCATTACTCATAATGGTACGCAGTGTAACGGCTTGGTATCTCAACCTTCTCGTAAGTTTGCTGGAAAATGTCGTCCTTGCATGGGTACTGCTCGCCCTTAACGCCAGTGATGATCCAATCGCCCGGCTCGGCAACCATGTCCCCTTCCAGCGTGTGGATCACGGTTCGCTCTGTGCAGCGCCGCGCCCGGACGATCACTGGCTTCTTACGATAGAGATCATCCTTGTTGTTTTCTTTCATCTCTCACCTCCGACCGGCAGAAGCCTCCGC